TCAACTCTCCCAGATCTCCCGCCACCCCAGACTCCTCAACGCCCTCTCGAACAGCTCCTGCAGGCCGTCCAGCCGCTCCTGCCGCATCAACGGCGTCGCATGCTGATACGTGCCTTTGATGCCAGGGTACTTATGCCCCGCCTGCTCGAAGGCCAATACGGGCTTCACCCCGATCTGGGCCTGATAGGTGTCGTGCGAGTGCCGCAGATCCCGCAGCGACAAGCCCGGCTTGATGGGGGACCACGCCCTGGCGCCTTCGCCCGGGCGCCCGTCCGCGACCTTGCGAATCAGTTCCTGCAACGTCCCGCGCGGCCACCAGCTGCCGTCCGCGCGGGCGAAGACGAAGTCGTGCGGCCAGTCCTTCAGCCGCGCATCCAGCAGGCCGGCCAGAAACGGAGGCACGTCAATGGCCCGTGCGCTCTGCTCGTTCTTGAGCGGCTCCAGCCCCCGGAACTTGATGCGGCGGCCGTCCTCGCCGTACTTGTAGTACTCGACGAGCGCCCCCGTGTCCCCGTCGATCCGCACGGTGGGGCAGGTGAACACGCCGTCATCGTGCCGCTGCCTGCGCTCAAGCAGGGTGTTGTGGCGCCGCAGCCCCAGCGCTTCCTCCACCCGCAGGCCGAGGAAGGCGACGGCTACGACCAGCAGCCCATCGACCGGCCCCATCCGCCGCGCCATCTGGAGGACTTCCTCGGGCCGGGCCCACATCTCCTCGTGCTCGGTCTTCCTCTTCTTGGCCGTCTCCGCGGGCAGGCCGCTGAGGCGGCGCCCCTGAAGGGGGTTGACGGCCAGGTAGCGCGCGTCGACCGCGCCCTTGAGGATCTGCGACATGAGCCGCACGCAGATCTTCGTAGTGACGTGAGCGCACGTCAGAGTGCGGGCCCACGCCTCCACTTCGAACCAGGTGATGGAGATCAGCGGAACATGCCGCCAGTGCGGCAGGATGGTCTGCGTCAGCCGCTCTCGCCGATTCATGACGGTCTGGCCGCGCGGCCTCTGTGCCGCCATCCACTCCTCGGTGAACTCGCCGAATGTCTTGCGTGAAAGCACGGGGTCGACCCAGCGGCCGGCTCGGATGGCGGCTTCCTGCTCTTCGCCCCACTTCTCCGCGGTTCCCTTGGTGGGGAATCCGGGCTCGCTGCCCCATGTGCCGTCGGGCCTCTTGTACCTGGCGCGCCAGGTGTATTTGGTGGTCTTCTTTCCGTCTTTGACCTTGTAGACCTTCTCGGCGTAGGCCACGGTGCCCCCTCGCGCTCGGCTACTTGACGTCGTCGTGGTAGCCCTTGGGTACACGCTGCCAGTGGGGCGACCGTTCGGTGTCGAGTCTGCCGAGATAGTCGCCGGCGCGCTGGCTGAGGATGGACGAGTCCACGGTGTAGATGATGGCGTCCGGCCCGTCGTCGACTCCTATGGCGAAGGGCTCGGGAAGGTCCGGCACGCAGTCCCAGTGCACGGGGATGACGGGTCCGACCTCGTCGGCCGGCCGGGGGGCCCAGCGCTGGGCTTGTTCAGTGAGGAGGTCGGCAAGCATCTTCGTGCCGTCCTCGCTGATGTCCGACTCGTGAATTTTGAACAGGCAGCCGGTGCCGTCTTCCAGATCGATGATTTCGGGGTCTCGGTACTCCCCCTGGACGCGCTCAACTTGCATGACCCACATGCTCTTCCCCGATCCGAGCAGTGCCCCCCCTCGGTGACGGTCCGTGCATCGAAGCACAGTTTTGAGTCACCGTCGACCGTCTGAGGCCGGAATTGCCTCAGGTTTCCTGGGGGGTGTCTGTTTCGCCGGGGATTGCCTGAAGGTGACGTCGAGTCTTGCGCCATTTCTCCCAGGCTGCGTCGATCTCTTCCTCCGTCATGTCCTCTCCGCCCTGGAGGACGACGATGAGCCTGGTGTCGTCATCGGCCTCGCTGCCGAGGTTGACGACGGCGTGGTCGAGGGTGCGCCCGGAGCGCAGTTCGCGCTGCACGGCCATCGGGAGATCGGAAGCCGACTCGGACTCCGCACCCGAATCGGGGCGCGTGGCCTGTTCTGGCTCCTCCCCGCGGAGGATGCGTGCGGGGGAGTCCTCAGTCCAGCCGACAAGACGCGCGTAGGCGCGCATCGTTGCGGTGATCTTGTTGAACGGGTTGCCGTTCGGCTGCCTGCCGCGCTCGACGGCCTGGATCGGCGTCCGGGTCACGGACAGGCGCTGTGCGACCTCGACCTGCGTGAGGCCGGCTGCTTTGCGCGCGTCGGCGAAGGCGTTGCCCAGCCGTTCCCAGTCTCGCTCTGACTCCATGTCTCCACATCATGCACTACCGCCATGCAACCACCTAGCCGTGTTCCGGCCTTTTGACCTGCGGATGAGCGCACAAACAGAGCGTTTGGGTTGCATGGGGCGTGCAGTACGTACCGGCACGTCGGTGACATCTGAAGCATCGACAGCTCTAAAAAAGTGCCACCAAAGCTCTCCTGAGGCTTGCCGAAGGCTCTCCATGTGGCTAGGTTTTGAGGCGTGAGACCGCACTCCAGCGCTATCCGCTACAGAAGGAGGGCTCTCAATATGAGCCTGCGCACGCTCTCCGCCAAGACGGGGATCCACAGGTCGCATCTGTCCCGCGTCGAACGCGGACTCGCCGGCCTGAGCGACACCAACATCGAAATCGTGGCGGACGCGCTGGGTGTCACCCCCAACGACATCACCCACAAGGAGACCCCGTGACCACCCCCCAGGCCACGACTGACGCACCCATCCGCGACAGCGCCCCCCACGCCCCCGTCCGCAGGAAGCCCCCCACCTGGGACCAGATCCGCGAGGGCATCCCCGCGCCGGGCACGCCGGAAGGCGCCTACTTCCACTACACGCCGGCCGAGGCCGCCCAGTGGCTTCCGTTCGAGAAGCACAAGCTCAAGAAGATGGCGTTCGCCCGCCAGGTCGAGCATGTGAACAACGGCAACCGCATCTGGTTCTCCGGCATGAACATCCGGGCCATCTCCGAGCAGTTCACGGTCCAGCCGTTCAACAAGGCTGCCTGAGACGGCAAACGCCCCGACCGCCGGGTGCACACCGGCAGCAGGGGCGCCGCGGCCCTAGAGCCGCCGATCCACCCACACATCCCGTAGAGAACAGGAGTGGACCTTGTCCACATCGTCGCACGAGGTCGTGAAACTCGATCTCACTGCCGGCTCCGTTCAGACCGTTCTGGTCGACGGCGAGCCGCACGTGGTGTTCCGCCCCGCGGTCGAGGCGATCGGCCTCGACTACTCCACCCAGCTCCGCAAGCTTCGCGACCGCTCGTGGGCCAGTCGTAGGGATATCCCCACAACTGGCGCCGATGGCAAGACCTATCGCATGGCCGTGGTGGACGTCCGCACCTTCCTCATGTGGCTCGCCACGGTGAACGAGAACAAGGTCGCCGAGGACGTCCGCGAGACGCTCGTCGCCTACCAGAAGGAGACGACCTCCGCGGTCAACGCCTACTGGACCGAGGGCGGCGCGATCAACCCCCGCGCCACCGAGAACCAGCTTGACTCCCTGATTTCCCGCGCCAAGCAGCAGGCCGAGGTGCTGTCGATCCTCTCCGGGATCGTCTCGCCGGAGTGGCTGGAGACGAAGGGCCGCCTCGTCGCTGCCCGTGCCTTGGGCGAGGAGCCGGAGGTCGACCCGCTCGATGTCCCCCTGTACGTGCCGGACTTCCTGAAGGCGCTGGGGTTGAAGCGCAAGGACATCGAGTCGGTGCAGTCGTGGTTCGGCCGGTACGCGATCGAGATCTGCACGGAGCTGGGTGTTGAGGCTCCGCAGGAGCGTCAGTCGGAGCTGCCGAACGGTTCGGTGCGCAGGACGAAGGCGTGGACGGAGCGCCACCGGCCCGTGTTCGAGCTGACCTGGGCCCGCAAGTACGCCGCCAAGTACCCCACCACGCTCACCCTGGACGGTGCGGCATGACTGACTACCCGGACATGGACCCGTTCTGGGTCGAGGCCCGCGCCAAGCACCTGGCCGCGAAGAGCAGCCACGCCGACCCGTCCGCGTGCGGCACGTGCCGCGGCAATGTCGCCGCCGGTGAGCCGGTCGAGCACGATGGCTGCGCGCGGCGGGCCACCCTGCTGCAAGCCCCGGACCACCCGCACTACGAGCTCCTCGCGGGCTTCTCGCTGGAGGACAACGAGAAGCTTCCGGCCCGCTTCCACGTCCCCGTCTTCGACGGCTGCGGTGTGCCGAACTCGTGGCTGTGCGCGGTCTGCTGGGAGGAAGGCGAGGTCACCGGCTGGCCGTGCGCCACCGCCCAGAAGTACGGCACGCAGGTCTTCTCCCCGGAGCACGCAGCCGAGACGGCCCACGCCAAGCAGCAGGCCGAGCTCGCCGCGTTGCAGGCCGCGATGGCTGTGGCTGTCCAGCGCCTGCAGTTCATGCAGTCCACGGAGCCGGACCACGTGAAGGCTGCCTCGCTGTTCGAGGTCGAGATGGGCCTGCGGATCGCGGCCGGAACCCAGGACGAGGTGACGGCATGAGCGACTACGCAGAGATCGCCCGCCACTTCGCCTCCGACTTCGCCGAGGCCAAGCTCAAGGAGCAGCGCGAGGACGGCCTGTTCCGTCACATCGAGTTCGCCGCCCCGAAGACCATGAACCGTCTGATCGTCGTGACGTGGCCGTACAACCTGCTCGTCGCCGGCTCGCACGGCTCGTACCACTTCGAGCGGTACGGCAACGACACCAAGGACATGTTCGACTGGCTGCGAGGCCTGCGGGCCGATGCGGGCTCCTGGTCGTCGAAGCTGGTCAACGGTACCGACTCGGTCCGCGAGTACGACCGCAGCCGGATGGAGGCCCAGATCAACGAGCGGGTCGCGGAGGCGATCCGGGACGACTGGGCGCCGGAGGGCCTGGAGGCGGCGGTCCGCGAGGAGATCCTCGACAGCCACCTGCTGGACACCAAGGACACGGCATTCGAGCTCGTCAACGGGTTCGAGCACGAGGTGAAGTACCGGGCTGAGTGCTCGTGCGGCACCACCAGCGACGAGGGCTCCTACGACTCGGTGGCGCTCTGGAAGTACTACGACCACAAGGCGGACGGCAAGAAGCACACTGTCCGGCTCCAGCGTGTGAGCGGCTTCGACTTCGACGACTTCACCGAGTGGGACGTCGACAAGCTGAACTACCACTTCGTCTACCAGTGCCACGCCGCCGTGTGGGCGATCGGCCAGTACGACGCCGCCCGTAAGGCGGTGGCCGCATGACCCGCCGCAATCACATCAACCACTTCACCGTGGCCGCCGCATGCCGCGCGAACCCGGGCGTGTGGCAGCCGGTCGGCGAGTACAACTCGTCGCAGAGCGCCGAGGGCGCGGTCGACTACATCAGCAGCGCCTACGTGAAGACGTCGACGCAGCGGTCGGCGTACACCCCGGCCGGCTCGTTCGAGGCCCGCTACGAACTGACCGAGTTCGGCGCCCGGGTTGAGGCCCGCTTCGTGGGGACCGGCAACGACCTGGCGTGGGCTGACGCCCTGGCCGGCCTACCCAAGGCGGTGGCCCGATGACCCGCCCGGCCACACCCCTGGACATCCCCGTCGAGTTCGCGGGCGCCCTGCCGGTGCCGTTCGGTCACGCCAGCCCGATCACCCCGGCCCCGCGCATCGAGGCCGCGGATGTGCCCAGCACCCGCCTGAAGCAGCAGATGAACGACCTGGTTGCCCGGCAGCGCGAGCAGCTCGCCGAAGCCTCCGCCGCCCGCCTGCGGGCGTTCCTCGCACCCACCACCACGCCCGAGGAGGGCCAGTCGTGACCGGACCCGAGCACTACCGCACCGCCGAGGGTTTGCTGCGGCGCGCTGCGAGCCGCGACTACGCCGACCTCAGCCGCAACCTCGTGGACGCCGCCCAGGTTCACGCCACCCTCGCTCTCGCCGCGGCGACAGCCCTTAACGACCACGGGACCGAGGCGGACGGCGGCGGGATGCCGCTCGACGACTTCAACGAGTGGCGCGAGGCCGTCGGCACCAACCTTCAGAGGAGCACCTCATGAACCGTGCCGAGATCTACGGCGGGATCAACCTCGACCTGAACGACGGGCCGATCCGGACCAAGCACTTCCGGGACCACGACGGCAAGCCGTGCGCCCAGCTGATCATCGGTGAGGCCGGGCAGTCCGTGGCCATCTCCGTCACCCGCACCAGCCCCGACGTGCTGGACGAGCTCGCCGAAGCGGTTGCCGAGCTGAAGGCGTGGACGCTGCGCCAGCAGCAGCCGCAGCCGCTCAAGGCGGTGGTCTGAATGGCCTCCCCGATCCGCCTCGCCGACGTCGTCGAGGACGCGCTCATCAAGGTGTGGGCCGAGGCCCACCGCGAGTTCGGCCCGGACGAGCGGGATTGGACGTCGGGCCAGATCCGCGAGTACGAGCTGCGTCTCGACGCCGCACGCATCGACGCCGGATGGGTGGCCGCGTGATGGCCGTCCTCGACCTGCCGGCGATGCCCGACGACGCGAAGCCGGTGATCCTGCCGGGCCTGCTGTCCGCCCTCGGCGTCACCCGCCGGATCGTGCCCGCATGGATCACGGACCCGGACGTCATCGCCTCCATCGAAGCCGGGCTCCTGGAGCTGCCCGACGAGTTCACAGGCGGTGCCTGATGTCCGGCCAGGACTTGGGGACGCACGGGCTCGGCCCGGTCTGGCTGCCCCGGCACGTGCAGCGGGCCGCCGCCCTCAACATCGCCGCCCACGGCGCCCCCGTCTACACCGGGCGGTCGCTGCTCGTGTGGCGGGCCGAGGAAGCCCTCCTGGCCCGCATCGAGCAGGCCGCGATCGTCACCTGGAACGACGCCCGCGGCCACGGCAAGCGGGAGGCGGCCAAGCTGCTCCGAGACACCGCGGCCAGCGTGCGGGGGGTGGCGGCGAAGTGAGCCTCCTCCAGGACGTGAAGGCGAAGGCCAAGCATCGCGGCCTCACCCCGTGGCAGCTCGTGCAGAAGATCCGCCGCCTCGAAGCCGACCTCGACGAAACCACCTGCAAGGTCATCGAGCTGACCACCGAAGTCGACGAGCTGAAGGCCGAACGCAACCAACTGGAAGCCGACTTCGACCAGGCCGCCATCGACCTGTCCGGCAGCCGCGAAGACCTCCAGGCCGCCGAGGACGAGATCGCCTACCTGCGGGAGCGGCTCGCCCCGTACCTCGCCGCCGAAGCCAACGCCAACCGGATCGACGTGCCGGCGATGGAACGGGACACCAGCCACCCGGCCGACCAGGCGACCGCCCCGATCGACGTCCGGCCGCTGTGGGCCGCACTCGGCGTCGGGCCGACAAAGGCCGTCACTGACCCCGGCCGGGTCACCACCCCCTGAACGCGCCTGCCGGCCGGTGCCGTTCCTGGCCGGCAGGCGGACAACCCGACAAGGAGCCTTCACATGCCTGTCCGACAGATCACCTGCCATGTCGCCGAATGCGACGTGTGCGAGCAGCGACTCATCGTCGACGACGGGGAGCTTCGCCTCGACACCCCGGAACTGGCGGCCGACTGGGCCGTCAGTTCGGAGTGGACCGACCTCGGGGGTGGGCGTCTCGCCTGCACGGCCTCCGATGCGGCGCACGACAGCGCCCGCGACGCGGTGCTCAGCGCCGTCTGATCAAGAAGAAACCCCGCCGGGGTCCAGCCGGCAGGGGTCCACCACCGAGTTTCCCATGGAGGGATCCTGTGACCGCCACACCATCCGCCGTTGAGCGTATTGCCGCGATCCGCGACGAGTACGCCCGCTTCGGCGAGGACGTCACCAGCCTGTCTGACACGGAGCTGTTGCTGCGCCAGGTCGACCGGGCCTGGGCCGAGTCCCGCCGCCACGAGAACAACCACAGCAGCCTGCTGCAGGACCAGGTCAAGCATGACCGTTCCGTGTACGCGGCGGCCCGTGCCTCCGCGCAGGGTGACATCACCGCCCGCGCCGGCCTGTACCTGCAGGTGATCCTGCGCAACTCCGCCCGGCCTATCAACGAGGTCGTACACCGCGCCTCGGAACTCCCGGTTGACGGCAGGGCGCCGATCCAGCAGGTGCGTGACCTGAAGGCGGCAGCGGACAACGCGAAGTGGCTGCTGTCCGGAATGGTCGGCGACCGCCAGAGCCTCGAAGACGCCGCGAAGAACCCGGGCGTGCAGCTCGTGGAGAAGCTGAACGGTGAGATCCGGCGACTGCGTGAGGTGGTTCTGGCCGAGGGGCGGCGGCTGCACGCCGGCCACGGTCACCGCCAGGTCGGGTCGCGCTGTGAGTGCACCGGCTGCGAGCTGATCCGCGCCATGGACGACGTGCCGGCCGAGCAGGCAGACCCCACCCCTTCCGCGGCCGCGGCCGCCTGACCCCGCCAGGAGATCGTCATGGACGCCAACCAGCTCGCCTTGTTCCCCGACACCGCGGTCACCGGCAGCGGCCAGCCCAAGCCGTGGCCCGCCGTCGAGACGATGCCCGAGCCGAAGACGCCGGCCGTCGACCCCAACCAGTTCGCCTTCGACGACGAGGACGGGGAGGCGGCGGCATGAAACTCCGCATCGACCAGAAGGAGCTGGCGGACGCGGCACGCCGCGCACACCGCCGCCTCCCCAACAACCCGATCGCACCGATCCTCGCCGGGCTCCTCATCGAAGCCACCGAGGACGCGGTCACCCTGTCCGGCTTCGACTACGAGACCAGCACCCGGGCCGTCCTGGACGCGGAAATCCTGGAGCCGGGAACCGCGCTGGTGTCCGGGCGGCTGCTCGCCGACGTGTCCGCCACCTTCCCGGCCGGCCTCGTAGACGTGGTCGCCGACGAGCACGAGGTGACCGTCTCGGCGCCGGGCACCACGTTCGCACTGCCAGCGATGCCCGTGAGCGACTACCCGGCCCTGCCCGACGCCCCCGGGGCCGCGGGCAGCGTCGACGGGGATCTCCTGGCCGCCGCGGTTGGGCATGCCTCCCAGTGCACCCTGCCGATGAAGGAGGCGGTGGGCAGCCTCGTCGGCTTCGCTGGCGTGCACGTCCTCGTCGACGGCGACCAGCTGACCGTGTCGGCTTCGGACCGGTACCGCATCGTGCGCCGCACCCTGCCGTGGCAGCCCGACAACGACCGGGCCGGCGAACTGCTGATCCCCGCCGGAGAGTTCGCGGCCACCGTCAAACAGACCGCCGGCCGCCCCGTGCAGCTCGGCTTCGCCGACTCCTACGGGGCCGTCGCCTCGCTGGCCACCGACACCCTAACGGTGACCAGCCGCACCATCGCCGGCAAGTTCCCCGACATCGCAGGCTTCTTCCCCAAGCCGGAGGCCGCCGCAGGCTCAGCGCTCGTCGACACCGCCGAGCTGCTGGCCGCAGTGAACCGTGCCGCCCTGGTCATCGAGGACAAGAACCCGATCAACATCACCTTCGCCGAAGGCAAGGCCACGGTCCGGGGCGGCGGTGCGGGCCAGCGCGGCAGCAGCGAACTCGCCGCGGACGCCGACGTCGACGACTTCGCCATCGCCTTCAACCCGCACTACCTCGCCTCACTGCTCGCCCCCGTTGAGGGCCCGGTGCGGATCTGGCTGTTCACGCCCCGCAAGCCGGTGCTGATCGAGCCGGTCGACGACGACACCTACCGGGCCGTGTGCATGCCCGTCCGGCTCACCTAGACCGCCGCTGGCGCGCACTTCCCCCCAGCGTGCCGCGGCCGGGTCCCGCCGCCAACGCCCCCCCTGCGGCGGCGGGGCCCACCCCAACTTCACAGCCCGCCGCAGCGACCCCCACGCCGCGGCATCCGAGGCGGCCGGCCCCGCACCCCCCCCCCGGTCGGGGCCGGCCCGCCACCCATCAGCACACCTTCTGGAAGGTCACATGAGCACCGAAAGCACCATCAGTCACCCCTATCCAGCGCCGGAGGGAGTCTTGCTCGGCCACCTCACCCCCGGCTCGGAAGCCTGGGACGAGGCCCGCGCCGGACTGTGCATCACCGCCACCGAGATCGCCGCCGCCGTCAACCTCTCCCCGTGGATGTCCCGCTTCACGCTGTGGCACAAGAAGGCCGGGCTGCGGGTCGCACCGTTCGAGATGACCCCGGCGATCGAGTGGGGGAGCCGTCTGGAGGATGCGGTCGCCGGCAAGTGGCAGGACGAGCACCCCGGCCGGCTCGCCGCCCCCGCGGGCACGTGGCGGCACCGTGAGCGTGCCTGGCAGCGGGCCACCCCGGACCGGCTCATCTACCCGCAGCCCGCAGGCGAGTTCGAGATCCCGGAGCGCGCTGAGGAACTGCTGGAGGTGAAGACCAGCCCGTTCGGCGACGACTGGGGGCCGGACGGCGCCGAGGACGGGGTGCCGGTCTGGTACCGCTGCCAAGTCATCTGGCAGATGGACACGCTGGGCCTGCGCCGTACCCGCTTCGCCCTGCTGATCGGCGGCTGGGACTACCGCGAATACGTCGTCGACTACGACGAGGCCGAGGCGAAGATCCTCCGCGAGGCGGCCGTGAAGTTCCTCGAAGAGGTCCGCGACGGAGTGCGCCCGCCCATCGACACGGCGGACGACACCTACCAGACGATCCGCGTCCAGCCCGACCACTTCGACGACGTCGACGTCGAGATCCCCGCCGAAGACGCCGCCCGCTACGAGAACGCGCAGGCCGCCTCCAAGGCCGCTGCTGCCGAACTGACCGCCGCGAAGAGCGTCGTCCTCGACCACATCGGCACCGGCCGGCGGGCCGTCGTCGGCGAACGCCGCATCGCCTACCGCATCGCCAAGCCCGACGGCACCACCAAATCCCTCAACCCGTATCAGCAGAAAGCAGCCGCCTGATGGGCTCCATCGTTCACGACGTCATCGTCGTCACCACTGTCGACTTCAGGCCCGGTGGCCTGCCCGACATCGACTCCTTCCGAGCCTCCCTGCCGGAGGACTTCCGCCAGCTCGTCGTCGGCCCCATCCCGGCCGCACTCAACGGCTACGTCTCCTACGCCTTCCTGCCCGACGGCAGCAAGGAAGGCCGCGCCGCCTCAAACGAGGGCGACGACTACAGGGCCCGCTTCGCCGCCCTCTTCGACCAGAGCTTCACCGACGGCGACGGCCACGAAGACGTCGTGTCGCTCGGCTACGGCCCCGACCACCGCTCCCGCTTCCACCACCCCGTCGCCTGCTACATCGAGATCGAAAAGGACCACACCGCATGAGCCAGATCAGCAACGCCATCGAGAAGCGCGACCAGGGCCCCGGCGCTGTCATCGAGCAGTACAAGCAGGAGCTCGCCCTCGTCGCCGCCAGCCACGTCAAGGTCGACACCTTCGCCCGCCTCGCCGTCGGCGCGCTGCGCCAGAACCCCAAGCTCGCCGCCGCCGCACAGTCCAACCCGGGCAGCCTCATGTCCGCCCTGATGACCGCGGCCCGCCTCGGCCTGGAGCCCGGCACCGAACAGTTCTACCTGCGCCCCATCAAGCGCAAGGGCGTCGCCGAGGTGCAGGGCATCGTCGGCTACCAGGGCATCGTCGAACTCATCTACAACGCGGGTGCCGCATCCTCCGTCGTCGTCGAAGTCGTCCGCGCCAACGACCAGTTCAACTACGTGCCCGGCCTGCACGAGAGGCCCGTCCACAACGTCGACTGGTTCGGCGACCGCGGCGACCTCGTCGGCGTGTACGCCTACGCGGTCATGGCCGGAGGCGCCACCTCCAAGGTCGTCGTCCTCTCCCGCACCCACATCAACCGGGCCAAGGCCAAGTCCGACGGCGCTGACAGCGACTACTCGCCATGGCGCACCGACGAAGAGGCCATGTGGCTGAAGACCGCGGCCCGCCGCCTCGGCAAGTGGGTGCCCACATCTGCCGAACGGCTCACCATGCCAGCCGAGCGCACCGACACGGTCTTGCCGGTCGGGTCGGCGGCCCCGGCTCTGGACGCGGCCGACCCGGACGAGGACGAGGGCCCTGTCGACGGAGAGCTCGAACCCGCCGGCGGCTGGCCCGAGACCGCGCAGCCCCCGCAGTAGCCCGCACACGCGAACGGCCGCCCGCGGGCGAATCGCGGGCGGCCTCTCACCCCAAGGAGTAGCACATGACCAACTACAAGGCGTTGTACGGCCGCCTCGCAGATCTGTCCATGCCGTTCGACACCGACGGCATCGACTTCGACGAGTACCTGTGGGACGCGCTCTACGAGTACGCCGACGAGGGAAGCCAGATCCCCGAGCCGGGCCACATCGTCGAGGTCGCGAACCTGTGGGCCACCTCGCCCGAGGGGTACGGCTCCACCGACATCAACGTCCTCGGACGGCTCGTCGACGGCTGCTGGTTCACGGTCGTCGCCTGGTCCGACACGACCGAATTCGGATGCCGACAGGGCGTCGACTGGCGCATCAACGACACCCGCGAACTCGCCATCAGTCAGGGCCTCGACAAAGAAGCCCGCGCCCACCTCGGCCTGGCCCTCCCCGGCGAGGAGGCCGCGTCATGACCCACATCCAGCCCGCCTTCGACGGCACCGAGCTCGCCGCCCCAGCCCCGTCCGCGACCCGCCGCACCGTGGACGACTACGAGGCGTGGGAGTCCGAGGTGCGCCCCAAGTTCGTCGAGGTCGCCAAGACCGGCCGCCCCTTCCTCTGCTGGAAGATCGCCCGCGAATACGACCTGCCCGAGCCGCCCAACCAGAAGTTCGACTGGGCCCGGCTCATGTCCGGCCTCCACCGCGACCGCATCGTCCGCGTCGACGGCTTCGGGTTGGCGCGGGATAAGAGCGCCTGCCGCCGGTGGCGCGGCACCGCCGAGGCGATCAGCGGGAGGGCCGCGTGATGGACCGCTTCCTCGACAACGCGCTGTGGCCGTTCGCCGGCGGAGTCCTCCTCGGACTCGCCTGCCTCGCCGCCGCCTGGATCCTCGGCAAGCTCCGCGGGAGGCGGACGTGAACCACGACCTGTACGCCGCGATGCACACCGCGGGGGCGTGGCTGGCCGAACGTTGGACCGGGCTCGCCGCCTGGGGCATCGCGATCGCCGGCCTCACCGTCATCGCCTGGGTGCTCTGGCCGCGCGACGACTACCGCAGCCGCAACGACCAGACCGCGGCCCGCCTCATCACCGCCCTCGAAGCCCGGCCCGAACCCGACCAGCCCGGCAGTGACGAGCAGCTGCTCGCCGCCTGCCAGCAGATCTGCCCCGAACTCGCCAGGAAGGAGAACGAGTCGTGACCACCGACCAGGCAGTCCGCGAGGCCAAGAACCGGTGGGCGCGACGCCGCCGCCGGCTCATCGGATACGGGCAATGGCAGCCCTGGAGCGACGCCCAGCCCGTCCGCGAACACGTCCTCGCCATCAAAGCCTCCGGCATGGGGCTCGCCGGCATCGTCAAACACACCGACGTCAGCATCGGATCCCTTGAGCACCTGCTGTACGGCAACGACGGCTACCCGCCCGCCGTGAAGATCCGCACCGAGAGCGCGCAAGCACTCCTCGCCTACTGGCCGAGCCTCGACGACTACGAAGACGGGGCCATCGTCGACGGAACCGGAACACGCCGCCGCATGCAGGCCCTCGCGGTCGCCGGCTGGCCGTCCAAGTCAGTCCACCGGCGCGTGAACGTCGGCGGCGCACAAACCTTCGAACGGCTGCGCTACCGCACCAAGGTCACAGCCCGACTCGCCCGAGCCGTCCGCGACTTCTACGACGAGGTGTCCGCGAAGACCGCGGAGGACTACGGCGTCGAACCCTGGTGCGCCGCCCGCTGCCGCACCTATGCAGCAAAGCACCAGTGGGCCGGGCCCGAAGCCTGGGACTCCGACACCATCGACGACCCCGACGCACACCCCGACTGGACTGGGGAGTGCGGCACCGACCGCGGCTGGTGGATGCACACGATCAACGCAATCCCGGTCTGCCCCCGCTGCGAAACCGCCCACCAGGCGTGGCTTGCCGAACGACGCCACCTGTCCAGCCCTGAACGGTTCCGGCAGCTCGCCCTCGCCAAGGGCGCCGCCTCCCAGCGCGGGGCCGCCCTCGCCGCCGACGCCCGCGAACTCCTGCGCGTCACCGGCCACGACATCGAGCAGATCGCCGAACGCCTCGGCGTGACGAAGGCCCACCTCTACCAGGAGCTGCTCCGCCACCCGGAGACGGCCGCCGAGTTCGGGGAGGCGGCGTGACCGCCGGCCAGCAGCCGCCCGGCACGCCCTGACCCATCGCCGCAGACGACCACGTCGGCACCCCATGCCGGGCGGCAGCAGACACAGCAACGGCCCCGCACAGGCGAGGCCGGAGGAGAGGGAGGAGGGGAGATGCGATCAGTCCCAGTTGGTGGCCATGACGTCGTTGTAGAGCGTCGAGTAGTGCGCACGGAAGGTGTTCGCCACCGACGTGTCCTCATCGAACACGGAACGCAGCTGCGCGATGACGTCCGCGTGGGCGAGCGCCTGGTTGTGCCGCTTGATGGACATGAGCACGGCTTGCGGCTTGTCGCGGCGAGTGAGCACGAAGTCGACGTCGAGGAGCCGCGCTTCGGCGATGACGTCGGTCATGTTGGCGCGGGCGTCGGAGACGCCCATCTCGCGAATCTTCCTCTCACTCATGCGACCAGGATACACACAAGTCCTGTTGTAATGTCCGTCGCGTTGTACAATTCAGTGGTGAGCGGAACCCCAGCACCACGGGCAACGCCGCCCCCATGAGGGCTGCCTCAAAACAGCGAATCACCAGCAGAGACACCCCTCCGAGAGAAGAGATCCGTGAGCCTCGACGCGCAGGACTGGGTTTGGGAGCACTCCGCTTCCAAGGGCACAGCACGTCTCGTACTGCTCGCCATCGCCGACAAGGCGACCGGGCGGGACTGCTCGGCGTATGCCGGCACGACGCTGCTCGTGAAGCGGTCCAACGCGGCCCGGTCCTCCGTCGTGGTTGCCGTCGACAAGCTCGTCGAATCCGGCGAGCTGAAGGTCATCGAGGGGAAGCTCGGGCCGCGCGGCGAGACCTGGTACTGCCTGCCGAAGGCTGTCGGACACCGCCGCAAAGGGGGTCCGGATTCCGGACCGGTCCGGAATCCGGACCGGTCCGAAAACGAGACCCCCACCGGTCCGGATTCCGGACCCCAGGGGTCCGAAAACGAGACCCCCACCGGTCCGGATTCCGGACCCCAGAACAACAACAAACGCAAGCCACCAGAGAGAACCCATAAAGAAGATCGCGACCGAGGCCCGGCGGCTGACGATCAGCGCGACTATCGCTGGCCCACCTTCGGCGAGTTCTGGGTTTGCTACCCGAACCCGATGCAGATCGAGAAGACGAAGCGCGCATGGCGCGACGCCCTCGACCGCGGCGCCGACCCGGACCTGATCGTCAAAGCCGCCAAGGCCTACGCCTACGCCCGCCGCAACGAGGACGCCAAGTACACGCCGTACTCGGCCACCTGGCTGAACAACGGCGGCTACGACGACCCGATGCCAGCCGCCTCCTCGCAGGCAGATGGCCCGCACCGCAACCCCGACGACCAATCCGAATACGACCAGGGATGGAAATAGCCATGCAGTGGACGCCGCCGATCAACCCGAAGCGCTACCACCTCGAACAGCTCCTCGCCGCCCGCGGCGTCACCCTCGACTGGCTCAACTCGGGCGACACCGACCCGTACCACCCGGCCAACGTCGCCCGCTACTCCATCACCGAGGCAGCAAAGATCATCCCCGCGCACTACCGGGCCGCCTCCGTCGGCAGCCCCGAGATCCACGCCTGGCTCCAGGAGCTCATCGCCGCCGCCCGCCAGGACCAGGCCGAGCGCAGCGCCCCCGTCGCGTCCGTCTTCGAAGGCCGCTCGCTGCTCCTCCTCGGCCCGACCGGCACCGGCAAGACGCACCAGGCATACGGCGCCATCCGCGAGCTCGCCATCACCGGCGTCGCCGCCCGCTGGGGCATCACCACCACCGCCGACCTGTACGCCGCCCTGCGCCCCCGCCACGGCATCGACTCCGAAGCCGAGTTCCGCCGCTACCGCGACGCCCGCATCCTCCTCATCGACGACCTCGGAGCCGACCGCAAGCCCACCGAGTTCACCGAAGAGGTCAACTTCCGGCTGATCAACCACCGGTACGAGCGGCACATGCCGACCCTCATCACCTCCAACCTGCTGCCGAAGGAGATCTCCGAGCGCCTCGGCGACCGCGTCACCAGCCGGCTCGTCGAAATGTGCCAGCGCGTCGTCTTCAAGGGCACGGACCGCCGCCGGGGTGAGGCCGCGTGACCACCGAGATCGACCCGTGGCTCGACACGGCAGACCCCGACGACCTCGGCCCGCGCATGCCGCGCGACGTCGAAGCCGAACGCGTCATCGCCGCCTCCGCCATGGAACGCCCCGAGATCGTCGACGAACTCGCCGCCGAAGGCTTCGACCCCGCCGACATCACCACCGAGCAGTACCGGTGGGTGTGGTTCGCCGTCGAAGAACTCCGCACCCGCTTCAAGCACGGCGACATCCGCTGGCTGCCCATCGCCCGCCAGCTCGAAGCCTGGTACGCCGACGGCCATATGCCCGTCCGTCCCATGACCGAGCACGAACTCGCCGAGCTCTACCGCTGGTCGCAGCCCGGCGCCGCCGCCTGGCACGCCGAGCGCGTCGCCAAGAAGGCCGTCGCTGCCCGCATCGTCGCCCTCGGCCATGACGCCGCCAGCCGCGGCAACAGCGCCGCCTTCGACCCCGACACCGACGTCGCCGCCCTCCAGGACGCCCTCGACGGCGTCGCCAAGCCCGACGCCGCCCGGCAGGCCAAGCACGTCCGCGAGTTGATCGGCGCGGCCCTGGAGCGCTGCATCACCCCGCCCTCCAAGGAGGACCGCATCCCGACCGGCTTCATCGACCTGGACGCCCTGCTCTGCGGCGGCTGGGCGCCCGGCCAGATGGTCGTCATCGGAGCGCGGCCCGCCATGGGCAAGTCGACGATCGCCACCGGGTTTGCCCGCGCCGCCGCAGTCAAGAACGGCATCGCCTGCCTGCTCCACACCCTGGAAATGAGCGAAGACGAGATCGCCAACGGTGTGCTGTGCGCTGAGGCCCGCGTTGCCCTGCACCACCTCAAGCAGGGCATCGTCGACGACGCCGGTGTGGCCCGCGCCGCCGAAGCCGGCCAGCGCATCGCCGCGGCTCCCCTGTTCATCGACGACGTGTCCAACCTGACCCTGCCCGGGCTCCGGGCCAAGGTCCGCCAGCACGTCCGCACCGACGGGCTCCGCCTCGTCATCGTCGACTACCTCCAGCTGATGACCGCCCCCAAGGCGGAGAACCGGCAGAACGAGGTGTCGAAGCTCAGCCGTGGCATCAAGCTCCTCGCCCGCGAATTCGGCATCACGGTGATCATCCTTGCGCAGCTCAACCGCGGGCCAGAACAGCGCCAGGACAAGCGGCCCATGAAGTCCGACCTGCGCGAGTCCGGCTCCATCGAGCAGGACGCCGACATCGTCATTCTCCTCCACCGCGACGACGCCTACGAGCGCGAAAGCCCCCGCGCCGGCGAAGCCGATCTGATCGTCGACAAGCACCGGGGCGGCCAGATCGGCACCGTGACCGTCGCCGCCCAACTCCACTACGCATCCTTCGTCGACATGGCGGCCACCTGATGAAGCCCGAGATCGAAGACATCGCCGTCATGCGCCAGCAGGGCGACCTGAAGGACTACCTGCTCGCCCTCGTGAACGCGGCCCCGCGCCCCGAAACGGCCAAGCCGAAGCCCGCCCTGGCCGCGGTCCCGGCCCCCGCCTACCGGATTGCCCACACGGGCGGCTGGCCGCTCGGCACCGCCGCCACCGGCCCGACCCCGCCCCCGGACGCCTGCACCTGCGCCCGCTGCGGCGGCAACCCCGCCAGCCGCACCAGCCACCGACCCCAGCAAGGAGAAGCCGCGTGAGCGCCTTGCGTATCGGATCCCTGTTCACCGGCACGGGCGCCCTGGACCTGGCCGTCATGGACGTCTACGACGCCGAGGTGATCTGGCATTCGCAGTACGAGCCGCCGGACAAGAAGGGCCGCGAGGACAAGAACCAGTACGCGGCGAAGATCCTCGCCCGCCACTGGCCGACCGTCCCGAACCTGGGCGACATCACGAAGGTCGACTGGCAGGCCGTCCTCGACGAGCACGGCCCCATCGACATCCTCACCGGCGGCTTCCCCTGCCAGGACGTTTCCTCGGCGGGCCGCCGCGTCGGCCTCGCACCCGATTCCCGGTCCGGGCTGTGGACCCACATGGCCCGCGCCGTCGCCATCCTCCAACCACGATTGGTGATCATCGAAAATGTCGAAGGGCTCCTCTCGGCACCGGCTGCCAGTGACATGGAACCCTGCGCGTACTGCGTGGGAGACGGACGTTCTGAGCCTCTACTGCGGGCATGCGGAGCCGTACTTGGCGACTTGGCCAGCCTCGGGCTCGATGCGGAATGGGGTCGCTTCGGAGCGGATGAAGTCGGCGCCCCCCACCGCCGTCGCCGCATCATCATCCGCGCCTGGCCGGCTCATGCCGACACCGCGAACCTCGGACACGAACGGTTCGGGATCGCACGGGGACGGGGGAATGGACCTGCGGACCGCGATCTCGCTGCTGCCGACACCGCGGGCCACAAGGGGTGGGTCGGCGACCGAAACGATGTACGAGTTGGGTGCGGAGCGGACGGACGAGAGCCGGCCGCAGGGCGAAGTGAAGCTCTTGCCGACACCAGCAGCCTCATTCCCGGGGACGACCGCGAACTACCGGCCGGACGGGACGCCGTACAGCGAGGGGTACGGGATGACGCTCCTCGATGCGGTTCGACTGCTACCGACGCCAACGACGAGCGCTCAGGAGAAGAGCGCCAGGGCGCTCACCTCATCCACGGCCAACGGCAGGCGCAGCGGCGGCGGACAGTCCAGCAGCCTCGGACTGACGGAGATCGCGAAGCTGGTGACGGGGGAGCGGCCGGCGAACCTACCGGCGGACGACAAACTGCCGCCCGCCAGCAGGCGGATCGTCGAACAGTTCTCGACCTCCGCGACGGAGACCCCGACCTCGACTGGGGTGACTACGAACCCGCCATCCGACGGTGGGAGCGAGTCCTCGGACGCCCCGCCCCCTGGCCCACTGACCTTCTGGGACGACTGAGCCCCGTCTTCACCGAATGGCTCATGGGCCTGCCCGACGGCTGGGTCACCGACACCCCCGGCCTCACGCGGGCCGCCATGCTGCGCGCCCTCGGCAACGGCGTCGTCCGCCAACAGGCCGCCGCCGCCCTCCGCGAACTCCACCAGCGCGCAGCCGGCGACGAAGCCACCGCCGCCTGATCCGCCCAACCCCAACCCAAGGAGCACCCGATGAACACCACGACCGAGCTGATCGCCAAGGCTGAAGTCGGCCGCCGCGTCACCTACGCGTACTACAACGCCCGCCCCGCCGAGCACCCCGGCGTGATCACCGGAACCAAGATCGCACCGAGCGGCACCCTCGTCGCCCTGGTGCGGCTCGACGGCACCCGCTCCAGCATCCACATCCCCGCCGACCACGAGGGCCTGCACTACCTCGACGAGGTCGGCCCCGTGCCCGAGCTGCCGATGGGCCGCTTCCAGCCCGGACTTCAGCACCCGGCCATGGACTACGCCTACGACGGCGTGCTGGTCCTGGAGTTCGACGAAGGCGACATGGCCGCGATCACCGGCGATCGAGACAAGGCTGAAGCGGCGGTGGCCACCTACCTGCGGGAGCAGGCGGGCGTCGAAGACGAGGCCGACATCCGTGACGAGCTGGCAGAGCTGAAGTCGCAGTGGGTGGTCTTCGAGTGGGAGCCCGAGGGTGCCGAGTGCGCCTGGCTCATGAACCACGCCGCCGAGGGCGACGACCAGGCGCTCCAGGTCCACTACCTGCCCGCCCCGTGACCGCCCGCACCCCGGGGCGCCGCTAACGCCCCGGGGCTGCCGGAACCGTACCGGGGGACCGGTGTCGCCGAAATGCACGTTGAATCCCGATCCGTCTGGAGAACACCCGATGAGCATCAACCCGACCGTCACGATCGACGGCAAGCCCGTACCCCTCGACGAATGCGGCTGGCTGGAGCGCGAGCCCTGCGGCTGCATCGTCTCCGTCGTCGTCGCGGTCGTCGAAGCCAAGGGCGGCACCGGCTGGGTGCTGGCCACCGCCGACCAGGCGCGCCAGCACTTCGCCCCGAAGAAGCGCGACCGGGAGCAGGCCGAGAAGGCGGGGCTCACTGTCGAGCTGATCACGATGAAGTACTACCGGGAGAACATCGGCGCCAACTGGGAGTGCGAGCAGCACGCCACGTCGGAGGCCGCGTCGTGACGCGCCCGCCATTGCGCTGGCAGCCGGATGACGGCAGTGCCGCGATCCTGGCCGCGTATGCCCGGCGTCGTGAGGACCGGGCCGACGTGCTACGCCGAGCGCTGCGCCTGCTGGCCCGCGCGGATGGGGTGCTGGATGCGCGCGGCCGGATCGTGACCGAGCCGGGGTATCACCGGAGGCCGTCGTGAGGCGGCGCCCGAACGGCCACGCGTTGAAGCCGAACCAGCGGGCACGCCAGCAGCGTGAGGCCGCGGTGGAGGCCCTGCTGCTGAAGGCGGCGGCCGGGACGCTGTCGATCCCGGAGGGCCTGCTGCTGGCGGAGTGCTGGCGGGAGGAGCGCCGGCTGGATGCGAAGACCCGGCAGCGGTTGACGGATACGACGCGGGCTTTGGAGCGGCATCGGGAGGCGGCCGACGGGGAGATCCGGCGGCTGGAGGCGGAGCTGGCGGCAGGCACCGAGGGAGCCGCCGCTTGAAGTTACCCGCCAGTTAACTCCCTGAGGCGTTTAACCCCCCTCTCCGGGCCGTCACCCTCAACTACCCCCGAACGGCCGCCTACGGCCCCACCGCTCACCGAATTGAGGCCTAAATGCCCAACACCGAAGACCCCTGGCCGCCAACCCGCCCCGAGAGGCCCCACCGGCGCACCGGACGCGGCGCCCTCACCCCCGAGCAACTCGCCCTCGCCGACGACCTCCACACCCGCGCGCTCGCCCTCCGGGCCGCCTCCGAAGACGGGCTATCCATCCGAGAAGCCGTCGCCCTAGCCGCCGTCCAGCTCGGACTCGAACCGCCCCGCGACAACACCCCCGCCTGACGCGCCGAAAGGACACCCCGATGACCGACCAGCCCGACACCGCCCGCGACTTGCTGTGGCGGCACAACGTTCCCGAGGACGTCATCGACGGCGCTCTCGCCCTGTTCGCCCAGGAACTCGCTGGGAAGATCCGCGCTCACCGCGACCACACGCGTGGTGCGACGCAGGCAACGAAGGTGATGGACTTCGCCGCCGAACTGATCTCGCCGGATCACTGGGCGCGCACCGTCCCGGCTGTGGCGCCGCCTGCGGACCGGGCCGCCCTCCGCGACCGCATCGCCGAGGCTCTGTACGCCTCCGACCACCCGGGTCACCTCGTGCCACTGCACGAGACCGGCCTCGTGCCCGCCTACGCGGCGACCGCCGACGCGGTGCTTGCGGTGCTGCCCGCGCCGGCCGACCGGGCCGCCGAGGGAGACCCGACTGCCGCCGAGTTGACCGCGCAGGAGGCCCGCGACCTCGCCGACGAACTCGGCACTGAGCTGTACCGCGCCCAGGACGCGCTCGCGTTCGTCGAGGAATGCTGCGTGATCGCCGACCGGGAAGGCCGTCAGCCGACGACGGCCGATGTACGGGAGTGGCTGAAGGGCGCACGCTGCGGACGGCAACTGCTGGCCGACGCGCAGGAGGAGATCGCGCTGCGCGACCGCATCCGGCGCGTTCTGGCCCAGATCGACGGCTTCGACTTCGACAGCCTGGAGCCGCACGACTACCAGATCCAGGCGGCCGCGATCGCCGCTGTGCTGCCCGCGAGCGTCGACCGAGCAGACGAAACCGCCGAGGACGAGGTTGCCCGGCTGTCCCAGTGGCTGTGGGACAACTGCGCCGAGGATGAGCGCAGCGGCCTCCTGGCCGATGACCCTCGCCGCATCGCTGCCGTGGCGCTCCGCTGGCCCGAGCTGCGTCGTGTGGCCGCCGACATCCCCAACACCACCGAGACGGTTCCGTGCGTCCGCCACGACCCCCACCCAGCGCACCTCCACTCCGGCCTCCGCAAGGGGGTCGCCGTGCACGGGAGGTGCCCTGGCGTACCCGCCGCCCCGCCTGCTGGTGGGGTGCCGCACCCGAAGGAGGCCTGACCGTGGCCGACGACCTCACCCGCCGCTTCGTCGCCCGCCAACTCCAGCTCACCATTGACGAACTCAAGCGCGACGCCGAGCGACTTGCCTCTGCCGCCCGGCAGTACGCCGACGACCTTGCGGTCGGCCGCCACGGCAGCGCCCACCGGATCGCGCAGGACGCTGCGGCGCTTGCCCTCACGGAGCGGCGGCTGGCCGGGATGCGGGAGATCGCGTCTCTGCTCGGCGAGGACGACTCGTGACCGCCCTGCTGGCCTACCTCGCGTTGGTGGTTGCGGTTGCCGCCTTGTGCTGCGGGCATCAAGGCGAGCCGTTCCCGCCGTTCGCATGGTGGCGGTCCGCGAGGGGCGCGGGACGGCCGTGCGCGTGGCTGTACGGCCGCTGGAGGCTCCCGGGAGGCCGGAAGGCAGACCGGGAGGCTCGAAGCCCGGAACGGCCCCCACAGGGGCTCCTGCGCCCTCGGTCGGTTCGGGTGCCGCGTCCCGGCTCCGGCACAACAGGCCCGTCCCGCCCTCACAGTCCGCGCCACAGCGCCCCGCAGCCGCCAGACGGCCCCGACAGCCACCACACCACCCCCAAGCCGCACAGCGCCCGCACAGCCCCGTCGTGGGCCCGAACCGACACCAAGGAAGCCGCATGAACAAGATCCCAACCCTCTTCATCCGCAACCCCGAAGACCGAGCCCACGTCCTCCCCGACGTCACCCCCGGCTGCGAATGGGTCCTCGCCGGAGAAGGCCGACCCACCCGCAAGTGGGACGGCACCTGCACGATGCTCGACGACAACGGCCATTGGTGGGCTCGCCGCGAGGTCAAGCCCCGCAAGGAGCTCCCGCCCGGCTACAAGGTCGTTGCCCACGACGAGACGACGGGGAAGCTCTTCGGCTGGGAGCCGATGGCGCAGTCGTCGTTCGCGAAGATCCACGCCGAGGCACTCGCCAACAGCGCCGCGCGGGTGCCCGGAACCTACGAACTCCTCGGCCCGAAGATCAACGGCAACCCGGACCAGTTCGACGAGCACCTCCTCATGCCCCACGGCTGGGCGCCACTGTCCGAACGCATCGACTGCGAAGCCGCACCGCGCGACTACGACGGCCTCCGCGCCTGGTTCGCGAGCCGCCCCTACGAGGGCCTCGTCTGGCACCACCTCGACGGACGCATGGCCAAGCTCAAAGCCCGCGACTTCCCCCGCACCTGACCCCCGCCTGCCGGGCCTTCACCGGCCCGGCCCACCGCCGACCCGAAGGAGCACCATGACCCCCGCCCAGGAACTTGCCACCGCCGCGCAAACCCTCCTCGACCTCGCCGACGACGCCGACCGCGACATCAACACCAACCCGTACTGGCACTCCCGAATCGCTCCGAAGCACCACTGGTTCGGCCACGGAATCGAAAACGCCGTCGGCACCCCGGCCGGACAACTCGCCGGACTCCTCAACCCCACCACCGCCCGCCACCTCGCGAAATGGCTCCGCAGCTGGACGCCCATCGAACTCCGCGAAGACGCCCCCATGCCCGAAGACGCTGCTGCGGCCCTCGCGATCGCCCGCGAAATCAACCGGAGCCAGCCGTGACTGCCCCACCCGACGCCGAGCCGAACTGGCGCACCAACCCGGCCGCCCTCGACCGACTCTGCGAGCAAGGCCGGCAGGAAATGTGCGGGGAAACGCTGGTCGTGCGCGACGTGACAACGATCAAGCCGAGCGAGGACTACCTGTGACCGACCGCAAAACCCTCGACCAGATGACCAGCGACGACCTCGACCAGTTGCACGCCGAGCTCGAAGACCAGCATGCCGCCCGACGCACCGCAGCCGGAGCCGCCGACCGCTTCCGCGACATCCTCTGCGAAGCCCTCGGCCACGACCACGACAACCCCGGCGACGACGTCCTGGTTGCCGAACTCCGCGCCCACTTCGGCAAATCCGGACCCGAGCCCACCAACTGGCGCGACCGGCTCACCGGATACGAAGCCATCCGCGACCAGATCAACGCGGCACACGCCGACCACCCCAGTGTCGCCGAACTGGCCGCCAACGACCGCAACTGGGACATCGACCGGGCGGGCGAGAAGTGAGCACCGGCGCACGACGAAGGCCCCGCACCCATCCCGGGCGCGGGGCCTTCTGCTGCGTTCACACGGCCGACTGGAACGCGGCCACCGCCACCGGCCTCGGACCCTCCTCCGGCCCCCGGCGCACGACCCGGGCCAGCAGCGGCGAACCCGCCGACGAGCGAGCCGCCAGACGGGGCAACGGGGTACGCGGGGCGGTCGGGGCCGGGGTGGGCGGAGTGCTCATGGCGGGCACCGTACACGGCGACCCCAGGCCAGGTCGCGCGCGCCTGCGCGAACAGCGGCGGGAAGAGAGGCAGGCTTCTCCTCTTCGAGGAGCGGATATTCCAGTCCAGCCTTCTTCCTGTAGACGTCTTAGGTAGTTGACCCCCCAGCCACGGGACTCCGGACAGTCCGGCATCCGGAGCCTCCGGACCCCGGAAAATCAGGGGTCCGGTGAGACCTCTTTGAGGAGGCGCAACAGGCCCTCCGGTGTGTCGCTCACGAGGGTCGTCGTCTGCCACCGACCGCCCTTGCCCTTCTCCTTCACGTGCGTCACCAAGCCGGCGGATCGCAGCTCCTTCAGGGCCTCGCGGATCGCGTGCTCGCCCTCACCCTTGCCGCCAGCAGCCTTGTGGAGATAGGCGAGCCGTTCGACCGTCATTCCGCCGCCGTCCGGCTGCGACAGGAAGGTGACCAGCAGGCCCTTCGCCTTCAGGCTCAGGACGTAGTTCCGGGCGACGTGCTCGTTGCTGGTGGGCGTCCAGCCGCTCTTCGGCTTGGATCGGAAGATCCTCAACTCGCCACCGCCTGGTGGCGACATTGCGGCGTCATCGGTATCGTCATGGTGTTGCTCGACTTTCTGGCGAGGGTCGGACGGCAGGTGATGGCAGCGGGGTGATGACCCGCTCTACGCGAAACGGCCGGACGGATTGAGCCCCGTCCGGCCGTCGCCGTTTTCCTGCAATTCTATGTGAATTCTGTGGCCGAATGGCCTATTCCGCCCAGGTGTTGGCGGCTAGAACTCCGTCGTCTCGAACGGCTCCGGCAGGGGCGGCAGGCCAACGCCGAAAGCCTGCGCGAGCAGGTAGCGGGCCACCGTGTCGTGCTCGAACTCGCTGCGCCCGACAGGCATCGACAGGGAGAGCCGGCCGTCCGCGTACTGCACGACCGCGCCGAAGAACGTCCGGTCCGTGATCTTCGAGTCGAACAGCTCGACGCCCAGGTCGACGAGCAGCACCTCAAGCGGAGCGGCCATCAGCCATTCGGCGGTCAGGTCGGGCGTGACGCAAGCCGCAGGCGCGGTGGGGGTGTCAGCCAGTAAGCTCACAGGGAACCTCTTCTCTTGCGGGGAGTGGTTGATGATCAGCGAGTTGACGCTCGCTGGTCGAAACGGCCCGGTGTTCGCGCACCGGGCCGCTCGCTTTTCCGCCGCTGACGCTAGGCCACTTTCGGCCTCCGCCTACACGGCCGGCTTCAGATCCAGACCGTTGCCGATCTGGGCGTCTAGCTGGGCTGATTGCGGGTTTGCCTGATCCGATAGGATCTGTCGCGCCTCCCTCCCCTCGCCGCGGACATATCGACCGCGCGTTGAGAGTGGCCGGAACTCAGCCCGCCAGCACCTCATCCAGGTACTCCTGCACCGGGCCGAACAGGCCGTAGGGCACGTATTCGGGGATCTCGTCGAGGCTCACCCAGGCGACCGCGTCGAGCTCGTCATCGTCGGCCACGTGCGCTTCGCCGGAGACGGGCTCGCAGGCCGTGTACGACATCAGCCGCTGTGTCTTCGGGTGGACCCGCTCCCCGAGGAGGCGGATCGCCTTCACGGTCAGGCCGGTCTCCTCCTCCGTCTCCCGGGTGGCAGCTTCTTCCGCGGACTCGCCGGCCTCGATAGCGCCGGCCGGGAACTGCCACATCAGCTCGCCCTCGGAGACGCGGCGCCGCACCATCAGGACGCGCCCAGAGCTGACGATGATCGCGGCGGAGATGCCCGGCTTCTCGGTGGTCGTCTCGGTCGTCATGCGATGGCCTCCAAGGCGCTCAGGATCGGCGGGAAGATCTGGTCTTGCGGAATGAACCGGGTCAGCGCCGAACGCGGCACCCACGTCACGTCGACGTTCTCCAGCGGGTCGAGGTTTCGCGCCTCGCCCGCCAGGTGATCGGCGAGGAAGTACGCCGCGACGACACCGGTAACCGGGTGGACGCGTTCACCCAGCTGCTCGCGGATGATGCAGTGCACGCCCGTCTCGCCGTGTGTCTCCTGGACGGCGACCGTTTCCGGTGTGGCGCCCGGCTTGACCATGCCGGCCGGGAACTGCCAGCGCAGCTCGCCGTCCCCGCGCCGGCAAACCAGCAGCACATCATTTCCGCGCAGCACGACGGCTATCGCTACCCGCAGGGCCTGCGCGGTCACGCGCGGCTCGGCGGGCCTCATGAGAAGCGCGAACCGTCGCTGCACCGCCTCACCTGCCTGCTCGTATGCCGTGTCGAGGATCTGCTGGACCTCGATTCGATGGGTCATCTCCGGCGCCTGATGCCACCGGGTGATAGTGCGGGGAGAGATCCCGAGGCGTTCGCCGAACGCCTCGTTCGTCATCCGCATCGCCTCTTGGAGGAGGCATGCTGATCGGCCTGTCCAGGTGCCGACGACATCCACTCTGCTGCTCCCGTGCTCGCTGCGCTCGGGTCTGGCGTGGCGGTGTCCACTCGGTGGCGCCGCCGTGTCTAGGTGCTGCTGTTACGACTGATCGATGTCGGGGTCACGTCCTTCTGCCGCGCCCGCGCGAGGCGTTGACTCGGCGGCATGGTCAGTCTTTCCCCGCTTCGCGCTGCGCCCCTTGGCGATGGCTTCTGCCCAGGCATGTGTGCGCCCGAACAGTTCGCCCACCTGCGCCCACGTGCGTCCCTCACGCAGTCCTTGCAAGGCGGCCTGCTGAATCGCGTAGAGATCGCGGTCGCTGACCGCCAGCAACTGGCGGGCCTCGATCGCGGCGCGGCCTCGCGCGAGCAGGTCGTCTATGGCTTCAACTTGGGCGACTTTCGCCTCCAGGGACTCCGCGAACGCATCTGTCATGAGCTCAGAGTAGAAGTCAACACGCCAGTTCTCAAGAGGGTGTTGACAGAGCCTCAGACTGGCTTCAGGATGGTGTTGAAGCGAACGGCGCTCCACCGCCCGAAGCTTCAGCGACCGCTCCACAGGCCGCACCCCACAAACGAAGACGGCCCCAGCACCGGGACTCCACTCCCAGGCCAGGGCCTAACCACGAGGAATCTCTGAAGGGTCCCCTCATGGCTACGCAGATCGTACCGGCGCCCCAGAGCGCCGACGACCAGGGCATGTCCTTGGCCGACCGCAAGGCCCACGACGCGGCGTCCTACGTCTGTACCGCCCCGCTCCCGCTCCCGATCGTCCGTGCGGTGCGCCGTTTCGAAGCGGCGTCGGCCCGGCGCGACGAGCTGGCCGGGAAGCCCGCTTCGCAGTGGTCGCCGGCGGAGTTCGACTCGTTCAAGGCGGCGCACGACACGGTCGTCGAGTCGGTCTTGACGCTGGGTGCCGCGGGCCGCCTGGACTTGATCGCCCCCTTCGAGGCCGCGACCCGCTACCGGGACGCCTCGGCCCGCTGCTCGGCCGCCTCCCAGGCCGGGAACATCGAGCGCTGCTTGTCCGCGCAGGACGAGATGCGGGACTGCCTGTGCCGGCTGAAGGCCGCCGGACGGCTCGACCTCGTCGAGGTTGCGCGATGAGCCGCCGCATCCTCGCCACCTCCCCGATGGGTCATCCTCGCGGCAGTCGTCCGGCGGAGGAGCAGGCGCAGCAGTTCCGTGACGCAGGTGTTCCCGCGACGGTGGTTGCCGAGATCCGCTCCGACCGGTTCCTGGTCGTCGTGCCGGACCAGGACGGCGAGCAGCAGTGAGTGCCGCCGACTACGAGCGGATGATGCGCCGCCTGCGCGAGGTCAACGACCGCAGCGAGCACCCCACCCGCTGACCCCATAGACCGCCTCGGTGGCGGTCCGACAATCCCCCAGTCCCGCCACCGAGGCATCCCACCCCCGCCCCACCCCTACCTTCCCGAGGAGTCCCGCCATGCCCCGTTACACCGCTGAGCAGCGTGCAGCGATCGCCGCCGAGTACGACGGCTACGCGAACGGCCTGGAGCGAGTCGCCGCCGACCTCGACTCCCAGGGCCACGACATCGCCGCCGACATCCAGCGCGGCACCGCCGCCAGTCTCCGCGAGGTGGCCGACGCGGCCCGCGAGTCCAGCGCCGCCCTCAACCGCACCGGCTACTGACCCGCCCCGGGCCCTGGCCCGGCTCGAAGGCCGCTCCGACCACCCCCGACGGGGCGGCCTCCTAGCCAGACCAGCGTCAGTCCACCCATCCCGGCATGACCAACCGAGGAGATCAGCCGTGTCTCAGATCGACATCAGCGCCCTGGACGAGGGTGACGAGCTCGGCCTCGCCGAGACCCCGCGCTGTTGCGACGCCGCGATGGACAAGTACCGCTGCGGCTTCCAGTGCGGCAACTGCGACTCGATCGTCAACTTCGACGTCAGCCGCACCGTCACCTACGTCCAGATCAACTGACCCGCCCTACCCCATTGCACCCCCACGTCCTGAAAGGACCCCGTCATGTCCCCGTACCTGTTCTCCGCCGACCACGCCACGCTGACGGGCGGTGCCGAGCGTGCGCGCGTCTTCGTCCCGACGGCGCTGTCGATCTCCGACCTGTTCGCCGAGTACGCGGCTGCCAGCCGGGCCCGCCGGGCGGAGATCCGCCTCGCCGCCGACCCGGAGCTGCAGGCGCAGCTCGACGGCTTCGACTACCCGGCCGCCGCCTGATGGCCGCCTGGCGGAACACGCAGCAGGGCGGTGTGGCCCGTACCGATGACTCGCGCGGCCCGAAGCCGTCCCGCGCCTGGCAGGGCGCCGGCCCGGGTGACGACGACTGGAATGGGCGGCATCCCACCCCGGACGGCTCCCGGCAGGGCCAGGACGTTCGTCTCCGCCGCCATCTCCGCGTCACCGCGTCCTGACCCCCTGATCCGCCGGGCGGGGTCCATCCCCCTGCCCCGCCCGGCACCTCCTGGCCTTGCCGGGGACCGCATCGCTGGTGCGGCGCCCTGCACGACCAGCAGCATTGCCACTCCGCACCAGCCCCGAGAGAGGCCTTCATGCGCCCGTATCTGATCACCGCGAAGCCCGGTCGGCTCCATCGTGCCGCCGTTCAGGCCGGCCGGTGGGCGCTGAAGGCCCTCGCCCTGGCGGTGATGGCCGGGCTCGGCGCCGTCGTCCTGACCGTGCGCTGCGCCCGGCCGATCGTCAACTACGTGGCGACCAGGGCCGCGTGGCTGGAGTTGTGGGCCGCCTCCGTGACCGGCATCGGGCCGGTCGGGGCGGCGGTCGGCTCCGGCCTGACAGACGAGTTCATCCGTGAATTCCACCGTGCGCGCACCGGCGCGCCCGCCTGACCTGAGAGGAGCCCGTCATGGGCTGGTTCACACCGAAGTACCCGCAGTCCGACACACCTGACGCCACTGGCACCCCGCCGACCCGGCGTGAGCGTCGCGCGGCCCGGCAGCAGCCGGTCGACCACAGCACGATCGGTGAGGCCGAGCTGCGCGAGTACGAGCGCCGCGGCTGGAGCGTGGAGCGCCGCTCTGGCCACGTTCTCGTCGAGCGCACCGACGACAACGGCGGCAGTGCAATGCGGTCCTTCAGCGTCCTCGGCAACGGCCGCTTCGGGAAGCGGTGACCGCAATGCCGATCACGTTCCGCAAGAGCTTCCGGGTCCTGCCCGGCGTCCGCATCAACGTCAACGCCAAGTCGTGGTCGATCACCGTCGGCCCGCGCAACGGGCCGAAGCGCACCTGGTCCAGCACTGGCCGCACCACCACCTCGGTCGACCTTCCCGGCCCCTTCGGATACAGGTCCACCCGCCGCCGCTCCCGCTGATCAACGAAAGGACACCGAACCACCATGACCGCCAGCCCGCCCCTGAACGGCCACAAGAGGCCGACCATGCCCGTACTCGGGGACTGGCGGCCCGCCACACCCGAACCCGCCGAGGAACAGCGCACCCCCCAGCCCGAGCCGGCCGTTGACGCCGAGGTCGCGCGCGCCAAGGCGTGGGCCGAAGCCGAAGAGCGGCGCGTTGCCGCGGAGGCTGCCAAGGAAGAGCGCCTGATCAAGGCTCGGGCGGAGGCCGACGCCATCCGCGCAGAGGCCGAGGAGAATGCCCGCAAGGCCCGGCTCGCCAACGACCGGCAGGAGCGCAAGGACCGCGAAGCCGCATCGGCATCCGACGCCCGGATCGCCGAGAACAACCGGCGTAGGGCCGCCGCCGAGCGTGCCCAGTGGGAAGAGGCTCGCGAGGTCGAGGAGCAGCAGGCCGCCGAGGCCGCCGCAGCGGCTGAGATTCAGGCGGCCGACGACAAGTGGCGGTCCTATGCGATCAAGTTCGCGATCGTCTGCGGCATCGTCTCCCTGCCCGTCCAGATGTCGTTCTTCTGGAACCCGAAGGCTCCATGGATGGCAGCTGCCCCGATCATGCTCGAAGGTGCGGCCTGGGTTGTTCACCGCGGAGCCCGCGCGGCAGCCGTCTCCAGGCGCCCGGTGTGGCACTACCGGACCATCGTGTGGCTGCTCGCCTTCCTCGCGGCCGGCGTGAACCTCTACCACGGCCTCCACTCCTTCGACCCCGGCACCGCTGTTGCGACCGCGTTCGCCTCCATCGCTGGCCCCGGCGTGTGGGACCTCCACGAGAACGGGCGACTCCGCAAGCGGGAGGGCGTGCTCACCCGGCGCGAGCGTGCGGCGGCCAAGAAGGCGGCCAAGGCGGAGGCCGCGGCGAAAGCGGCCGAGGAGGACCGGAAGGGCTCCGAGAAGGAAGCCGCCGATCAGGCCGCGAAGGAAGCCGCCGAGATGCTGGCCGCCGCCCGCGCTGAGGAGTTCCCGGAGGTGTGGGACGAGGCCGAGAAGATCGCTGCGGCCGTCGGCGAGGTGACCGTCACCGAGGCCGTCTGGGCGCGCGCCTACCGCAACATCCAGGGCTGCGACCCGGGTGAGTCCATCGAGTCCATCAGCTCCCGCCGCAAGGCCGAGGCGCGCGTTGAAGCAGCCCTCTCCGGCACCCCTGTGAACACTCTCAGCAAGACCACAAACGCGCAGCGTGCGATCCAAGTGAAGGCGGCCCGAAGTGCCTCCTCCTACCGGCCCGTTCCGCCCCGCCGTAAGCGCAACGACACACCCAAGTTCCACCCCGTCGCTCGAACCCTCGCAGCCGACGCCAAGCGCGCCGCGAACACCCGCCAGAAGGACGAGTCATGAGCCTCGACCAGCACCCCGAGTTCCCCGCCGACTGGGATACCAGCAAGGTGATCCCCGGCGAGCTGCTCGTGCCCGACGACCTGTCCGGCGAGGACGTCGACGACATCGCTCCCGGCATCGTCGTCCCCTACGAGCCGCGCCTGCCCGTGCTGACGAAGACGGGCGGGGCCGCGATGGTCGCCGTCGCGAAGACCGCCCGCTTCTCCGGCCTGTCCGTCCGCTACTTCGGCGCCGGCCTGAAGGCGGTCGGAGTCCTCGGCTGGCGGTACGTGCGCGCCCACGACCTCCAAGAGGTGCTGGGCGGCATGTCCCGCGGCGCCGACTGGAACAAGGTCGACATCATCCGCAAGAAGCGGTGGCGGTTCCTCGGCTGGTCCGCCGCCGCCGTCGCCGGGCTCAACCTGGCCGGCTGGTGGGCGCTCGTGAAGTTCGCCGGCATGACCGCCGCCGACTGGTCGTGGAAGATCCCGCCCAGCCTCACCGCCGCAGTCGCCGCCGCCGCAGTCGCCATCTACGGCCGCTACCGGATCAACAACCCGGGCCTCGCCCCCCAGCAGATCATCGCCGAGCAGGACGACCCCAACAGCGACGAGCCGTTCCCGCTCGCCCTCGCCCAGTCGCCCGACCAGGTCGAGGAGTGCGTGTCACGGGCGCTCGCCTACGAAGGCATCGGCACCCGTGCGGTGCGCGCGCTTGGCTTCCGCGGCAAGTTCTGGGAGATCGACGTCGTCCTCAAGGGCTCCACCCCCGGCAAGGTCAACGCGGTCGCCGAGCAGCTGGACTCCCACTTCAACATCAAGCAGGGCGGCACGCTCATCGACCCCGACCCGGCCGAGTCCGCGCACATCGTGCTGCGTCTCGTCACCGGCAACCCGTTCGAGGCCATGACGAAGCCGGCGATTCACGCCCCGAACAGTCTCGACATCACCGAGGCGCACAACTTCGGTCGCTGCATGGACGGATCCCCGCTCGATCTGGTCCTGGAGGGCCTGCGGATTCTCGTCATCGGAGTGTCTGGCGCGGCCAAGACCACCGGCGTGCTCCGCGACCTTGCCGAGGTCATCACCGCCTGCCACAACGCGATCGGCCTCGACCTGGATCCCGTCAAGGACGGGCTGCGCGAGTTTGAGGGCGTCATGGCCACGCCTCCGATCCGCGGCAACAAGGCGTGCGAGGAGTGGCTCGGCTACCTGGTCAAGATGGCCACGGCCCGCAACACCGTGCGGAACCGGCTCGACATGGGCGACACGTGGATCCCCACCCGCGAGCATCCGGCGATCTTCCCGTTCGTAGACGAGTTCATCTACCTCAGCCCCAAGGCGAAGGAGCTGTTCATCGAACTGCTGCGCCTGGCCAAGCAGTCCGGGATCTATCCGATTGCAGCAGGTCAGGACGCTACGAGCGAGGCCATGGGGGACGCGATCGCCGACTCCTTCACTCTCAGGGTCATGCTGGCCGCCCGCTGGGACGACATCCGCATCGTCTTCGGCCAGGGGTCCGCAGCGAAGGGCTACCGCCCCGACCGCCTGGTGCCCGCCCAGAACAAGGACATCAAGAACGACGCCGGCCAGTCCTACATCAAGGGCCCGGGGCTCGACCGCCCGCTGCTGTACGGGTGGAACGAGCACTCCCGGGACGGCATCAAGCGGGCCGTCGCCGACCGGGTCGCCGCAGGCCGGCCGTGGTTCGACCGCGACACGCTTCAGGCGGCTGGACTGCTGCATCTCGCCGACGGGGGAGCGGAGTCGAAGCGGATCTCCGGCGATCGGCAGATCGTGCTCGATGCGATCGAGGTCATGGCCGATGCGGGCGTGGACCGGATGAAGACCGAGACGCTCACCGAGGCACTGGGTGATCTCAACCCGGAGCTGTACGGCGACCTTGGTGCGGCCGAGCTTCGCAAGCTGCTGAAGGACGCCGGGGCTGGGTCTCCCGTGACGCTCGGCTACCTGAACGGCGAGAACAATCCGCGCGGCTTCAAGCTCGAAGCCCTGACCGCTTTGACCTAGAAAATTCCCTGCTCAAGAGGTGCTCAGCGCTGCTCAACCGCAGGTCAGAGCCGCTCAACCCGCTGCTCAGCTAACTGCTCAACAAGATCTTGAGCACCCATTGAGCAGGTCACTGAGCAGCCCTGACCTGCAACGGAGCAGCCGTGAGCACCCATTGAGCACCTCGCAAACCGCAACAAATCGATCACTCGCCTGAGGAGTCCCGTTCATGGCCGCAACGCGCACCGCGACCCGCCGGAAGGCCCCGGCGCGCCGCACGACCGCCACCCGAAGCCGCCGCCCCGTATCCCGCGTCAAGATCCCCCGCCGCGGCCCGCTACACGCCCGCCTCGGCGCCTGGATGGCCCTCAGGGTCGTCACCCGGTTCGCCGACCACCAAGACGTCCTGCGCTCCCGCAAGGACGCCGCCATCCTCCGCGCCACCCACGAAGGCTGCCCCAAATGCCACGGCAACGGGCAGATCTTCACCAAGGGCAAGGACGGATCCTTCACCGGCTCCAAGCCCTGCCCCGCACCCGCCACGAAGGAGACAGTCTCCCGCTGGGAGATCAACAAGGCGGCCCGGCTCAACGACAAGCGCACCGGCCTCGTCGGCTGGGCCTGCCCCTGCGGCAAGAAGGAAAAGCCCCGCTACCGCGACGCCCGCGAAGCCACGAAAGCCCTGCGCACCCACGAACGGAACAAGCACGGCGGCAAGACCGTCGGCGGCGCCTGGTACGCCCAGACCGCCACCGCCACACCCGCCGCCGGCCCGAAGGAGAAGGAGGCGATGCCGTCGAAGGTCGTCACCGACTCCGGACTCACCGACGAGCAGTGGATCAAGAAGAACAAGGGCATGGCGCCCGCCAAAGCCATCGCCGCCGGCAAGTGCTGGAAATGCTCCGGCAACGGCAAACTCCACGGCGCTTTCGGCGGCGAACAGATCCTCGTCGTCTGCCCCGAATGCCGCGGCAACGGCAGAGCCCCCAAAGCCGCCTGACCCCCGAAAGGAACCCACCCGCCATGTATGACCTGCCCGAGCCGCCCGCCACGACCGGGCAGGCCCCCAACCCCCTCGCCGACGCCGTCATCCAGGCCGCCATCGACAACGCCATCCACGAAGCCAGGCGCACCGGCACCGCACCCCCTGCGCCGCGCCCGGAACGCCCGGCGATGAGCCAGAAGGCCACCGACGACAGCGTCCGCATGATCGCCTTCGGGGGGATGTCGCTCATGGTGTGCACAGGCGGCGGCATCGTCATGATCGCCTCCGACTTCGCCGACCCCACCGTCATCGGCGTATCCCTCGGCGGCCTCGCCGCCCTCACCCTCGCGATCGCCCGGCTCATCCGCCGCGCCGGCGAAGCGGCACCCACTGAGATCCACCAGACGTACACCGGGCCCGTCCACCACGACACCCGCATCACCCAGACCCGGGCCGTCTGGTCCAAGACCACCAACCGGCACTAGGGGAGGAGAACCAGAAGCCCCCGCCAATACGGCGGGGGCGTCTTTGCTGGCCGCGGTGCCGCCTGGCGCTTCCCGTCGCGCCCCATCAAGACCTCATCGAAAGCGGTGGGGTCTTTCTGCTGTCAAGGAGGAACTCACTCATGCAAGCTCTGGAAATCGCCGAACGAGTCCTGACCTGCCTCGGGTTGATCGTGTCCCTGCTGAATCGAACCGCGCGCAGGACGCAGGGCCCCACCGACCAGGCGGAGGAGGACTGACGAACCCGTCTAAGGCACGTCGAAGCCCCGGCCGGGATCGTCTCCGGCCGGGGCTTCAGTCGGTACGGCCCGCGCCATCCACCGCTGGTCGGTCAGCTGCCGGGGCGGCATCGCCGGCTGTAATCCCAGCGTCAGCAGCAGCCGAAGTCCGGCCGCCGTCTCCTGCTCGGTGTCGCCCTGCACCGTGTATCGAAGGGTCATGCGGGCAGTGTCGCGCGGCAGGTGGGGGAGGCGGGCGGGAATCAGGGAAGCGGCTACTCGGTGGCGGCTTGGGCCTTCTTGAGTCGCTCGGCCCGTTCGCGGTACCGCTCATCAGGCTCGATGCCTGCGTCGCGGGCCATCTTGCGCACGTGGGCTCCCGTCCAGCCGGAGGCTTTCGCGACCTCGGTCGGCTTCAGGTGGCCTTCGCGGAGGGCGGCTAGGACGAGGTCCCTCAGGTCGTCGCTGGACTTCTTGAGGCGGTCGGCGTCGCGGAGGCGGCGGTTGCCGGCTGCCGCGATGTCCTCCAGGGAGGGCGGCTCGGTGGGCGGGGTCGACGTCATGGCATCAATGTATCGCAAGCGGGTTGCGGTGGCGATGCCTCAGGCGTAGTGTCTGAGTCAGCAACAGCGCAACTAGTGATCGCTAGTCACTTGCTATGTGATCACGCAGCACCGAGGGGGACCCGCATGAATGCCGCCGCCCAGCTCCGCCGAGTCCACGCCGCCGCACAGGCCGTCTCCAAGCCCCTCCAGTACCGGGCCATCAGCGGCGACGTCATCCGGCAGCTCGAAGCCGGGACCCTCGTCCGCACCGGCGACATCCTCGACCGGCTCGGCGCCGGAGACCTCCGCGACGGCTACCAGTCGCACTACGGCAAGCACGTCGCCAAGGCCTACCGCGCCGCCAACGAGCAGGAACCCACCCGCTGCTGGGTCCAGCACCGCACCACCGGGCGATGGATCCGCGCGTTCGTCTACTCGCCGTTCGATCTTGCCCTCTATGTCGGGCTCGTCACGTACAAGCGGACCGCGTTCCTCGCCAGCCCCGCCCACTTCCAGGCCGCCTACACCGCCGCCGCGTAAGGAGTTCGCCATGCAGGAGATCGCTAACCGTGAGCCGCAGTCGGCCGGACCGATCGTCTGGGTCCTCTCCACCGGCGAGGACCACGAAGGCGGCGAGGTCCTCGGCGTCTACGCCAGCAAGGAAGCCGCGAAGGGCCCGTTCGTTGAGGCTGCCAAGCGCATCCCGTTCGACCTCGACCGGACGTGGCAGGACGAGGAGAGCGGTGCCGTTCACGCGCACGGAGGATGCGACTGGGTCTCCCTGGAGCCGCACCAACTCATCTCGCAGACCCAGATCGAGGCCCAGCCGTGATCGCCTTCCCGCGCACCCCCGTCCCGGTCCCGGATGCGGTCGCCGACCTGTCCGCCCGGCAACTCCCGCCCCACATCCGCCAGGCCGTGAAGGATGCGGCCGACGCGGGCCGCAGCCTCAGCCTGTGCCGGCTGCCCCGGTACGAGGAAGGGCGACAGCGGGCGCTCGCCTCGATCGCGCGCGCCAACAAGCAGCTGGCCGCCCACAACCCGCACCGCATGTACGGCTGGGAAGACCTGCCCGGCCTCCAACGGAAGGAAGCCTGATGGCCGTCAACTACTACGCGTTCGGCCCGTTCCCGGGCGGTAGCCCCGACGGCGAGGGCCTTCACATCGGCCAGTCGGCGGGAGGGGTGCGCTTCCTCTTCCGAGCCCACCCAGATCAGGGCCTGACCACTCTGGGCGACTGGACCGCCTTCCTCGACCGTGACGGTGTGACCATCCGCGCCGAACACGGCAGGGAGGTCCCGCTGGAAGAGATGCGGGAGACGATGACCGAGACCACCGACGAGCGGGGACTTCCCCTGCGGCGCCGCTGGAGGTTCGACAACGAGCACCGCTACACCACGTCAGGCGGCCACTGCTTCGACCGCCGCGAGTTCTGCTGATGACCGCCGACACCGTCCCCGCCGTCCCGCTGGAGCCCCGCCCGGCCGACTGGTGGGAGGAAGACGCCGCTGAAGCCGGGCGGGCCGACCGGCGGCACTGGGACGACCTGTACGACCGAGACGAGGAGTGAGCCATGACCGCGAAGAAGCCCTCCCAGCCCTGGCGGCTCGTCCTGACGACGCCGGGCGCCCCCGTCTACACCAAGCACCGGTCGAAGCCCGCCGCCTACCGCGCAGTCGAGGACGAGAAGGAACGCGTCGAGGCCGGGATGAGCCGCGTCGTCCGGATCGCCGTCGAGCAGTGGGACGTCGAGACCCAGCGCTGGCAGCGGTACGAGAATGTGTGGCAGAAGGACGGCGGCGAGTGACCGCGCCCACCCCGACGGCCGCCGAGCAGTACCCGATCCGCGGCGTGCGATTCGTCAACGGCCGCACCACACACCGCGTCCAACGCCCCGTCGACAACCGGTGGTGGGACCTGCTGCAAGCCGCCTGCGGGAACAGCGGATACAAGACCGACGCCTACACGCTCGGCCAGATCCGGGCCGGGAAGATCCCGGCCTGCCGCGGATGCGAGACCGCCGTCGGCGAAACCGCGTGACCCAGAGCCCCACTCCCGCCGAGTGGGGCCGTCAACGTGCACCACCCGATCCGGTCACAGGCCCGTCACAGGGCCACCAACCCGCCCACGCCGCACCTACGATCGCCCCCTCAACCCGCACCAACCAGGGGGACCCATGCGCCACCACACACTCGCCGCCGCCGCCGTCCTCGGGATCGCCGCACTCACCGCCTGTGGCCCAACCGAGAAGACCAGCAGCAGCCCCACCAACGCAACCACGGCAACGGCCAGCAGCGGCAAAACCGCCGGCGAGACCAAGACCGTCCCCAACTTCGTCGGCAAGGGCCTCCAATCCGCCCAAGACGAAGCCCAAGCCGCCGGGTTCTACAACCTCGACAGCCACGACGCCTCCGGCCGCGACCGCAACCAGATCCTCGACCGCGACTGGAAAGTCTGCACACAGACGCCCACAGCAGGGGTCAAGGCGGACGCCAGCGCGAAGCTCGACTTCGGCACCGTCAAGTTGGACGAGACCTGCCCCGCCAAGGATCAGTCCGCGCCCGCCGAAGCTGGCGCCACGATGCCCAACTTTGCCGGCAAGTCCGTGAAGGCCGCCCGGTCCTCCCTCGACTCCAGCACCTCGATCACCGTCAAGGACGCCAGCGGCGAGGGCCGGATCATCGTCGTCGCGTCGAACTGGAAGGTGTGCACGCAGGACCCGAAGGCCGGAGCGAAGCTGAACGGGCAGCCGGTGACATTCACCGCGGTCAAGTACGAAGAGACCTGCCCCTGATGCGGCGAGGCCCCGGAGCGTGCCGCCGCAGCCGCCCCGGGGCCTCTGTCATCCGCTTCCTCAGCGGCGTTTCCTGCCCCGCATCTGGCGAGTCTTCGCCGCCTTGCGGGCCATGGCGCTGCGCTGCGGGAAGGTGCGGCCCGCGTTACTGATGCGCGCAGCCTTCGACTTCGTCATGCCCTGGCGGCGCAGCGCGCGATACACGTCCTGCCGCGTCCGGTACACGAATCCGTACCGTCCTCCGCGAGCGCTGACCATGCCTGCCTCCTCGTCTCGGCCGCCTTCAATGATGCGCCCGATGTGGACGTTCCGGCAGGGTCTCTACATCGATTACTCCACAATGTCCTACGATTCGAAGGCGAAGGCGATGTGATTCGAGCCAGCCCACGGTGAAGGAGAGGCCGACATGCCAGGAGGACCCGCACCCTACAGGCGCGTCAACCAAGCACGCCGCGCCGAACTCGCCACCCTCGTCTTCGACCTCATCGCCCAAGGGAACAGCCTCCGCGGCATCGAACGCCTCACCTCCCAACCCGACGGCCCCACCGGCGGCGAACGCCTCCCCTTCAGCACCGTCCACGACCTCCTCGAAGCCGAAGTCGGCCGCCGCGTCGACCCCCGCGTCAAGGAGTACCGCACCATCCAGCTCGCCCGCCTTGAAGCCTCCCTCGAACGTCTCATCAACATGGAGGACTCTGTGCGGAGGGTGATGGGCCGCAAGCACATCACCGTCAACAACGGGCGCGTCATCAAAGCCCTCAACTCCGACACCGGCGACGAAGAGCCCGTCGAGGACGACACGTTCATCCTCCAAGCCGTCGACCGCCTCGGCCGCATCGAAGAACAGCGGCGCAAGGTCAGCGACTCCATCTGTCGGCTCCTCGGCCTCGACATGCCCGTCAAGGTCGACGCCACCGTCACCGAAGTCACCCAGCAGGACGTCGAACTGCAAGAGATGGTCCGCGACGCCAAGGCGAAGATGCAGCTGGAGGAACAGCAGATCATCGACGGCGGTGACGCGTGACCCGCAGCATCCACTACATCGAATCCCTCGTGCCGTCCTGGCTGGTGCACGACGGCGGATACCGCAGCGCCCTCACCCAGCACCTCCGCGACCGGATCAAGGCGCAGGGCTACGAGATCGTCGCCGCCATTCGCATCCGCCCCGCCGACGGCCAAGTCCCGCCGCCGGTCGGCATGGTGATGCTGCGCGTCGAAACCGAAGTCGAAGAGTTCGACGTCGAGGTCGACGAGGCCTGACATGGCGACCGCGGTCCGCGCGCCCGGCTACCTCGAAGGCCTCGACGCCGAGACCTTCGACTTCCAACGCTGGCTGGCCGGCTTCGACGCCACCCTCCTGACCAACGAGGACGCCTCCGTGCGATCGGAGGCCCGCCGCATCTTCTCCCGCCTCGACCCCATGTGCTTCGCTGCCACCTACCTACGACACCACCTCCGTGACGCGCAGGGCCAGATCACGTTCGGGGACGCACACCTCGACTGGTGCCGGGCCGCCCGTTCCTGGGTGCGCCGGCCGACCGAACCGGGCAAGAACCGGGACGCCTACATCGCCCCGCGGAACATGGGGAAAGCCCTCGCCATCGACACGCCCGTCCTCACCGCTAATCGAGGCTGGGTGGCTCACGGAGACATCAAGCCCGGCGACGAGGTCTTCTCACCCTCCGGTAAGCCTGTCCGTGTTGTCGCCGTATCCCCGCACTGGGAAAACCGGCCGGCATACAGGGTGACCTTCTCTGGCGGAGAGAGCGTGATCGCGGACGAAGCCCACGAGTGGGAAGTCCGCGATCGGTGGAGCGACAAGCCCCGCCACGTCCGAGAGACGGGCCAGATCGCCAAGAACTGGCGCCTCCCTTCCAGCCGATCTCGAATCGAGACGCGCTACTCGGTCCCTCGGTACGAGGCGGTGGAGTATCCCGAAGCTCGTCTACCAATCTCCCCTTACGTTCTTGGTGCGTGGCTCGGAGACGGCCACTCGACCGGTGTGGCCTTCACCTCTGCGGACTCTGGCGTCATCGAGAGGATGGAGGCCGAGGGGCAGGAGTGTCGCAAGCGGACGGCTCGGTACCTGTACGGAACGCCAGGGTTGGTCGCCCAGCTCCGCAAGGTCATGCCGATCAAATCGGTGGCCAGTAACCACGCGCCGACGTTCGAAAAGCTGATACCTGAGGAGTACCTCACCGCATCGGTTGAGCAGCGCCTCGCCCTCCTCCAGGGGCTCATGGACACGGACGGCACCATCGACACGAACGGCTGGGCGGAGTTCTGCACCACGACACCAGTCCTGGCGGAGGGAGTGCTGCGTCTCGTCCGCTCCCTTGGCATCACTGCGCAGAGCAAGGAGTCCGAGGCGGTTCTCGACGGCCGCGCGGTAGGCCGTAGGTGGCGCATCTGCTTCGCCACCGACTTGCCTGTCTTCCACTTGCAGCGGAAGCGGGAACGCCTTCGCGCGAAGGCACGCACCACCCGCCGTTCCATCATTGGCGTCGAACAGGTGGAGAGCCAGGCCACGAACTGCATCTCCATCGACTCCGAGGACCACCTCTACTTGGCGGGACCTGGACTCGTCCCCACCCATAACTCCACCTGGTGGTTTCTGATCCTGCCGATGTGGGCTGCCGCGCACGGTCACGTCCGTTTTGCTGCCGCCTTTGCCTCGTCGGCAACGCAGGCGGAAACGCATCTCAGCACCTTTAAGCGGGAGTTGGATGGCAACGCACTCCTGCGCCACGACTACCCCGACCTGTGCTCGCCGGCCAAGCGGCCGTCCGGCGGGAATGTGGCCGACACCCAGTCGATGTTCATCGCCCGCAGCGGCTTCGTGTTCGCGGCCCGCGGCATCGACTCCTCCAACCTCGGCATGAAGGTCGAGGAGCGGCGCCCGGATCTGATCCTGTGCGATGACATCGAACCGGACGAGTCGTCCTACTCACTCGACCTGGCGCGCAAGCGGCGCACCACGCTGGTGGACTCGATCCTGCCGCTCAACGTGTACGCCCGCGTCGTCATTTCCGGAACCGTAACGATGCCGGGGAGTGTGGTGCACCAGCTGGTCAAGCATGCTCGCGGTGTCGAGACGGCCGACTGGATCCGCGAGGAAGGATTCAGTGCCCACTACACGCCGCCGATAGTGAAGCGAGACGACGGTTCTGAGCGCAGCGTATGGCCCGCAAAATGGCCCATTTCGTACATGAAGGCCATAGAGGCGACGCGCAGTTTTGCCAAAAACATGGCCAACGATCCGATGGGTGCCGACGGGGATCTGTGGACGCCGGACGACTTCCGCTACCCGGACGAGGCCGGGCCGGACCCGGTGACGCACATGATGCTGTCGATCGACCCGGCGGTGACGGCGAAGAAGTCCTCCGACTTCACGGGCCTGGGTGTGGTGTCGTGGTCGGCGCGGCATCAGCGGTGCACGGTGCACGCGGCGACCGCGGTGAAGATCCAGCCGGGACCGTTGCTGCGGGAGAAGGTGCTGGCGCTTCTGGACGAGTTCCCGCAGATCGGCCTGATCCTGATCGAGGTGAACCAAGGTCACGACACGTGGAAGGCGATCCTGCACGACATGCCGGTGAAGGTGAAGACGGTGTCGCAGACGGAACCGAAGTTCACCCGGGCCGAAGGGGTCTTGAACCATTACCAGCGCGGCCGGGTGATTCACGCCCGGCGACTGCGGGAGCTGGAGGAGCAGATGTGCGCCTTCCCGAAGGCCCCGAATGACGACCTGGTCGACTGTGTGGGGTCGGCGGTGCGCCGCTTCATCCCGAACCAGCCGAGGAGGATTCCGCAGGCATCGAGCGGCAGTTACCTTTGATTCAAAGGTGATCAGTTATCATCACCTTGATGAAGGGTGGTGGGTGTGAGCCTTGAGGACCTGATGCACGGCATCGAGGAGCTCGCCGCGGCGCGCCCCGGATACGACAAAGCCGCCACCTACTACAAGGGCGACGCCCCCGAGGTCTTCTCCTCCAGCCGCATCCGCGCCGCCCTCCGCGCCCACGACATCGAGTTCGACCTCAACTTCGCCAAGACCCCCGTCAACGCGGTCACCAACCGGCTGAAGGTCGCCTCCGTCACCAGCCCCGACCCGGCCACCAGCGAACTGATCTCCAAGATCTGGCAGGACAATCAGCTCAACCTGGAGATGCCCGACCTGTTCCGCCGGGCCGGCGAGTTCGGCGACGCCTACCTGATGGTGCTGCCCGTCGAGGACGACAACGGCCACGTGCAGCGGGTCGAGATGTTCTACAACTCTCCGCAGACCGTCCGCGTCATCTACGACGAGGAGAACCCGCGCCGTAAGGCGTTCACCATAAAGCGCTGGTGCGAAGGTGCCTATCTGCGGGCCGAGTTGCTGTACGACGATCACATCGAACGCTGGACCACCGGCGAGAACTCCACTGGGACTGAGCCCAACGACTGGAAGCCGTGGACTGTCACCGTTGCGCCACCACCGGACGGTGAGGAGGGTGCCGAGCCGGAGGTAGATGCCGAGTCGTGGATCATTGAGCACGACTGGAACGAGCAGCCCGTCTTCCACTTCCGTACCGACCGGCCCTACGGCATACCCGAGCACTACGGCGCCTACGGCCCGCAGAACGCCATCACCAAACTGCAGGCCACCCACATGGGAACCGTCGACTACCAGGGTGCCCCGCAGCGGTACGCGCTCACCGACGCCGCCACCACCGACACCTCCGACCTGGAACCCGGCGACTGGGACGACGACGACTGGCCCGAAGACACCAACGGTCTCGGCCCCACCGACACCGGCGACGACAGCAGCCTGAAAGCCGGCCCCGGCGAACTGTGGCTCCTGCGCGGCTACAAGGCCGTCGGCCAGTTCGACGCCGCCAAACCCGACGTGTTCCTCGACCCGATCCTGTTCAACGTGCGGGCCATGGCGCAGATCACCGACACCCCGCTGCGCATGTTCGACCCCCAGTCCAACCAGCGCTCCGGCGAGTCCTACCGCGAAGAAGACGGACCGTTCATCGCCAAGGTCGAAAACCGGCAGACCTCCTACGGCGCGAGCCTCCATGCCGCGTTCACGTTCGCGCTGCGCCGCCTCGGCATCGACAACCCCGTCATCACCGTCGGCTGGGTGCCCGCCAAGTCCGTCACCGACACCCAGGGCTGGCAGACCGTCAAAGCGAAGATCGAGGCCGGGGTGCCGCGCAAGCAGGCCCTCATGGAAGCCGGCTACCGGGCCGAGCAGGTTGACAAGTGGCTCGCCGGCGTCGACGACGCGGAACTGCAGCGCCGCGTCGACATCCTCGCCTCCCTCGCCGACTCCGCACAGAAGATTGCCGCCGCCTCCGCTCTCGGCGCCATCACCGAAGACCAGGCCAAAGCACTCCTGTCCGGTGCCCTCTCCGACCTCGAAGTCCTCGCCGGGGCGCAGGAGGAGGAATAGTGGCCTACCGCAGCAGCGACCTCTTCCGCCTGACCCAGGAAGACCATCTCGCCCAGGTCGTCGACCTGGAGAAGCGCATCACCGACGACATCGTCGGCGACAGCGACAGCCAGCTCGCAGAACTCGCCCGGCGCACCCTGGCCGCCTGGACCCGCGCCTTCGGCGGCCCCGGACAGGCCGCCACGCCCGGCGACGTCCTGCGACGCATCCTGGCCGCCGCCCGCGAGGCTGTCCTGCGCATCCTCGACGCGCTCGCCCCGCGCGCGGCGTTCATCCTGGAGAGCGCCCTGGGGGAGGCTCTGACGCTGGGGGCCCGGCAGGGCATCGAGTTCGCGCGTGCGGCATCCGGGCGGCGCCGTCCGGTGCCGCGCCTGGTGCCGGGCCGCGAGCTGCGCGACGAGGCCCGCCGCCTCACCTCCATCCTGGCCGAGCGCCGCGACCGGGCCCTGCTGCTACTCCGGGCACCCCGCATCACGCAGTGGGTGGACCTGTCGGCCGCCCTCAGCGCCGCGCAGGGTGCTGTTTCGGCCGTGCGCACGCACGTCGCCTGGACGACAGGCGCCGCCGTCAACGAGGGCCTGGACACGGTGACGAGGGCCGTGAAGGCGATGCGGCTGTGGGTGTCGGAAGCGGACGCCTGCGTGCGCTGCCTCGCCTACACCGGCCGCACTGCCGCCGTCGGCGAACCGTTTCCGGGCGGCCTGTCGTGGGATCCCCGCCAGCGCCGCATCGGAATGCCCGCGGTCGACGGGCCGCCCCTGCATGGCAACTGCCGCTGCCGCACCGTCCCCTGGTCCGAGACGTGGACTGCCCGCGGCATCCCGTTCCCTCTGGCGCTGCAGCGTGAGGCGCACCGCAACATCGCCTACGGGCGCGCCCGCCCCTCCGAACCCAGGGCCGCACGCCTGCGTGCCGCCCGTGAACTCCTGCGCATCGAACCCGACCTGCTGCCCGCAGTCGAGGCCCGAGCCCGCAGGGCCCTCCGCACTGGCCGCTTCCCAGCCGCCGTGTAACTCAAGGAGCCGTGACCATGCGCATCTTCTACGACACCGAGTTCATCGAGGACGGTCGTCACATCGACCTCATCTCGATCGGCATGGTTGCTGAGGACGGCCGCGAGTACTACGCGGTGAACCGTGACATGCCCGTTCGCAAGATCCGGAAGCACAAGTGGCTGATGGAGAACGTCGTCCCGTCCCTCCCGAAGGGCCACGGAGATGCCCGCATCCACATGCCGAAGCGCTGGCTGTTCCATTACGCCGACCCCGTGGTGAAGCACCGGACGACCATCGCCACCCAGGTCGCCAAGTTCATCCAGGCCACGCCCGACCCGCAACTGTGGGCCTGGTACGGCGCCTATGACCATGTCGCCCTTGCACAGCTCTTCGGTCCGATGATCGACCTTCCGGACGGCATCCCCATGTGGACCAACGACCTGCGGCAGGAGTGCGAGCGGCTCGGCAATCCGACACTGCCCCAGCAGCCGGACGGCGTGCACAACGCGCTCGCAGATGCGCGACACAACCGGGTCCGCGCGCAGTACATGGACAGCCTCGCCACGAAGGGGCAGTAACTCGCCCCGGCGCCCGCCGATGGGCTGCCACCAACCCCGTGATGGGAGAACACAGATGGGCATCCACACCACCACCCGCAGCCGCCGCCGGGCCATCAGTCTGCCGCCCAGCAGCATCCTCGGCTACCGCGCCGACGGACGGCCGATCCACGTCATCGCCGGCGGCGCCGAGGACGACGACATCGACGTCGAGGTCGGCGCCGACCCGGACCCTGAGCCGGAGCCCGAAGGCGACGACGACCCGGAGCCGGACACCGCGCCGAAGCCCAAGCCGCCCGCGGGGGACGACGACCCGGACCCGGAGCCCGCAGGCGAGTACGTGCCGCCGTCCCGCGAGGAGTGGGAGCGGGTCCGGCGAACGCTCCGCAAGCGCAAGGAAGAGAAGCTGGAAGTCCAGCGCACCCTCAACGAGTTGCGCGACAAGTACAAGGAGCAGGAGACCGAGACGGAGCGGGCCGTCCGGGAAGCCGAGGAGAAGGCTGAGGCACGGTACAAGCCGATCGCCGTCCGCAAGGCCGTGCGCGCCGCCCTCATCGAAGCCGGAGCAACGACTGCGGTCGAGGGCGACAAGGAGAAGACCGAGGCCCGCATCGCCCGGCTGATGAAGCTGGTCGACGTCGGTGACCTGAGCATCGACGACGACGGCGAAGTCCTCGGCGTCGACGAGCAGATCGACGGGCTGCGCGCCGACTACCCGGAGCTGTTCGAGCCGGCGGCGAAGGCGAAGCCAAAGGTGCGGCCCACGGCGGCGCCGCGTCCGGCCGCCCCGGACAAGCCGAAGTCGGCTGCGGAGCAGCACGCGCTGCGTGCCCTGGGTCGTGCTTGACAAACCAAGGTATATTCATCGCTAGGTGAATTGATTCGGTGATCGAATCAGGCCGCCACCCTTGCTTGCGAAGGCGCCCGTGATGGGGCCAGAGCCCACCAGCCGTCCCCATCACGCCGCCCGCAGGAGGGCCCAATGGCGCGCAACACCATGGAAGCCTGGATCCCCGAGGAATACGACTCGGCCGTCATTCAGCGCATCACCGCAACCTCCGTCGTCGAAGCCGTCGCCAACCGGCTCCCCATGACGAGCGACACCCGCCACGCCCCCCGCTCCGCCGGAATGGGCGTCGAGGTCATCGACAAGGGCAGCGCCTACGGCGAGGACACCAGCCTCAACGACGACGTCACCCTGACCGCGAAGAAGTTCGGCAAGGTCGTCCGCATCGCGGAGGAGGACATCAACGATGCCCTCCCCAACACCCTCGCGGTGAAGATGAAGGACTGGGGCATCTCCTACGCGAAGATCCTCGACAACGCGTGCCTCGCCGTCACCGCGGCCCCCGGCACCGGCGTCCCCTTCCAGTCCCTGTACAACCTGCTGGCCACCACCGACAACAACATCGGCTACACCGGCAGCAGCAACATCACCGTCTCGGGATCCGCTGGCGCTACCTACGCCGACTTCTCCAGCACCATCGGATTCGTCGAGGCTGGCGACTACTACGACCCGGGCACGATGCTCGCCATCGCCCACCCCGGTTTCAAGAAGAGCCTTCGAGGGATCCTCGATGGCCAGAGTCGCCCCATTTTCATCGAGGGCCTGGCTGGGACCCCCGACACCATCTTCGGCGTCCCGATCCGCTGGTCGCTCGGCGCCCGCACCTCGCCGACGGCCACCGCGTCCCCGGCTGGCCGGCCCATCATGGCGTTCGTCTCCACCGACCTCATGCTCCTCGGCGTCCGCTCCGGCCCCGAGTCCGTGTTCATCGACGGACGCGACGGAACGAGTTCCCTGACCGACGAGTCCCTGCTGAAGATGCGCGCCCGCCGCGGATGGGCCTACGGCCACCCCGCCGGTGCCGCCATCCTCGTCGGCTGACCCACTCCTGAACCCCGCACCGCCCGACGGCTCCGGGCGGTGCGGCGGCAGATGGGAGGTGAGCCATGGCAGCAGCGAAGAAGACCACCAGCAGCACGGCCGAAGCGCGCACCAAGCAGTTCCCCGCCAAGGACGGCGAGGCGGCCGTCGAGGTCGACGAACGCTCGGCGGACGGCGCCGAAGGCACCCGCTACGTCAAGGAGTTCGTGGTCCTGAAGTCGTCGTGGCCTGCCCGCGACGAGGAGGCGGCCCACGATGCGAACGCTGCGGCCGTCGCCAACGAGGCCATCCAGCGCGGCCTGCACCCGCGCGGCAAGGCCACGTTCGACGGCTCCGAAGACCACCCCGACGGCCTGTCGCTGATCCTCACGTACAGCGTGAACACGGTGCCGTCATCGGTCGACGACCAGCCGCAGGACACCACCACGCCGCGCGACGTTATCGAGAGCGTGGGCGGCGACACCGGCACCGCGGGCAGGGGCTGACATGGTCAACGCCTGGGCGACCGCGCAGGACGTCATCGACGCCACCGGCGTCTCAGTGACGGATCAGCAGCTTGCCCAGGCGCAGTCAGACATCGAGATCTTCTCGAACCGTATCTACGCCGACAGGGATCGAATGCGGTCGAGGGATCTCTACTGGCTGGGCCGGGCCGTCGCCCGACAGGCAGCTTGGCTGGCGGGCCAGTTCGGGCTGGAGACGCGGCTGGATGCCACGCAGATCCAGCAGGACCAGGTGTCCACCACGCTGCAGGGCGACGGCCTGGTCCTCGCACCCATGGCCGCCCGCGCACTGCGCCGGGTGTCGTGGATGCGGTCGCGGACCGTCCACATCCGCTCGGCCCTGGAGGGGGCGGGCGTGGTCGGCAATCCGCTGCTGGAGGCCGCGGACGACCAGCAGGCGTGGACCCCGTATGCGGGGGGTGCGTGATGCAGGCCGTCGCCACCACCACGATCGCCGTCCTCCGTGGCACCGAGGAAGACGCGTTTGGCGATGAGCGGGACACGAACACCCCGCACGCCACTGGCATCCCCGCGTCGCTGATCGAGCAGACGCGGCGGGTGACCACCCGCGAGAACCCGACCCCGCGGATCGTCCGCTACGCCGTCGCCCGGGTGCCGGCGAACACCGACATCACCGACCAGGACCGGGTGCGTGACGAGCGCACCGGCGCGGTCTACATCGTCGAGGCCGTCTCGTCGATGACCAACCCCGCACTCGCAGTCGACCGACGCGTCGACCTGCGGCGCACCACCTGATCGCTTTGCGGATGCCCGCAACGTGATCAAGAACTGAACAGGCCACATGCCCGGGGAGACCGGGCGGCCACCAGAACGACCACCTTCGGAGAGGAGGCGGCCATGGCGCGATCCGGTGTGCGGATCGACCCCTCAGCGCGCGCACACGTCGACGCGGCGATCAACGACTGGCTGGGCGACACCATCGGCCCCGCCATCCTCGGCGACGCCCGCGGCTACGTACACAAGCGCTCCGGCCGCCTGCACGACTCCCTGCGCTCCGAATGCCATGACAAGGTGCTGCGCGTCGGCTCCCTCGACTGCAACTACGCCACCGACGTCGAGATGGGCACCGCCCCGCACGTCATCCTGCCGCGGAACAAGAAGGCGTTGCACTGGCCCGACGCCGACCACCCCGTGGCCCGCGTCAACCACCCCGGCACACCGCCGATGCCGTACCTGCGTCCGGCCCTCTTCCAGCGGAGGACGGCATGACGACGCCCACGCTGCACGCCACCCCGGAACTCGTCACGACAGCTTGGCTGAAGACCGTTGTCGGCGACCGGGTGTCGACCACCCTGCCGAAGCCCGGGACGGACGGCACCCTCTCGTGGGCCGACGGCGGGTTTGTCACCCACGTCGTGACCGGCGGCTCCTCCAACATCTACGTCCCCCTGCGGACACCGGTGATGGGCGTGTCCTGCTGGGCGGTCAACCCCGGCTCGCAGAAGCCCCCGTGGGGGCAGGCGTCGAACCTGGCGGAGGCGATCGTCGCCGCCTGTCTGGACCACCCGAACATCTCGAAGACCCTCCTCGAACTCCCGGGCAGCTACCCGGGCGTGCAGATCAAATCGGCATACACGGTCGGGGATCCGCGCCGCATCCCCGACGACGCATCCCCCTACGCCCGCTACGACATCCCCGGCCTCGTCATCGCATGGACGGAGGTGCCGCCGTGAGCCGCATGTGGGCGATCCAGGAAGACCGGCTGCACGGGCAACTCCTCTCCTATGGCGGCAAAGTCCTCGTGCACGGCGACCGCGCCGAGCTGGAGTTCCTCCTCGTCGGAAACATCCGCATCATCCCCTGCCCGCCGAGCATCCCGCCCGAGCAGACCATCGAGCTCCGCTTCCACCCGCACTACTCCCACCACCAGTTCCCGCTCGACAGGAGCCAGTACCGATGACCCACACGGTCCGCACCACCATGCGCCCTGACCAGGAAATCGAGGTCGACGACGCCGAGTACCTCGACCTGCAGCGGCAGGGCCTTCTCGTCCAGGAGACCGCCGAGGAGGAAGTGCCCCCCGCAACCGCGGCCCCGGCGGCCCCTGAAGCACCGCCGCAGCCCGCGATGGTCGCGCCGAAGAAGCCGTCCTCGGCCGCAAGCAAGGAGAACTGATCATGTCGGTGAACACCGGAAACCTCATTCAGGGGCCGGCAACCCTCTACTCGGGCGCTTTCGGCGCGACGGAGCCGACCGACGCCGCGGTCAACTCCACCCCGGCCACCTCGGCCTGGACGGACCTCGGCGGCACCCAGGACGGCGTCAAGTTCGGCGCCGACCAGACCTACTCGGAGCTGGAGGTCGACCAGATCACGCTGCGCGTCGGCTCCCGCCTGACGAAGGCCGACTACACCATCGAGACGTCGCTGGCCGAGGCGACGCTGGAGAACCTGTCGCTCACCCTCAACGGAGGTACATCCGCGTCGGGTGCCGGCTGGAAGTCCTACGAGCCGAACGTCACGTCCAGCGCGACGCAGCCGAACTACTTCGCGGTGATCCTCGACGGCTATGCGCCGCAGCAGTTCCGGCGCCGGATCATCGGCCGGAAGGTCCTGAACGTCGACAGCGTCGACCTGGCCTACACCAAGGACAAGCAGACCTTGATTCCGGCGAAGTTCGCAGTGCACTTCGTGTCCGGGAGCATCGCGCCCATCCACATCGTCGACCAGACCAGCTAGTCGACTGTCCACCTCTGCCCGCACCGAGGAGCACGACCATGGCATCCACCACACGTCAGACGACAGCGGCCCGCAAGAGGGCCGCCGCCAAGCCCACCAGCACCGAAGACGCCCTCGACTTCGAGCCCCTGCGGATCGCCGCCAACGACGACGTCGTCGAGGAGCGCGTCCCCCTCTTCTACGTCGGCGACGACCCGTACACGATCCCGAAGTCCATCCCGCCCGGCGTCGCCCTCCAGTACCTGCGCGAGGCCCGCGAGCACGGCCGCGACCTCGCCACCGCCCCCCTCCTGACTGCCGTCCTCGGCGAGGACGCCTACATGGCGCTGGAGCAGTCCAAGGCCCTCACCGAGGACCAGATGGAATGGATCATCAACAAGGTTCTCGACCTCGCCCTCGGACGGAAGACGAAGGAGGGAAAAGCGAAGTAGACAGCCGCCGCCCCTGGCTGCGACTGCTCGACGAGATCAAGGAACCCGACTGCGCCGAAGCCATCGGCGACCGCGTCGAACAACTCCTACCGGTTCTCGACCACCTGGACGACATCGACGCCGACTTCCTCGCCGTGTACCGGATCGACCTGGAACGCGACGAGATCTCTGCCCGCCGCTACTTCGCCCTCGTCCACCGACTCACCGCCTACCAAGGCGTCCTCGCCGCCCTCGCCGAAGAGGAACGCGAGCGCACGGAACCCCGCACCACCCCAACCCGCACCAGCACCACCGCCGCCCCCGCACAGGGCGGCAGCAGCGAGACGACCGAAGTCTCACTGACCCAGTTCCGGGCCCAGTTCCCCGGGCTCGTGAGCGTCGCGCAGGGAGGGTAGATGGCAGGCGCGTTCCGCATTGCCGAGGGATACGTCGAGGTAACCGCCGACGAGTCCGAATACGACCGCGCCATGGACCGCCTCAAGTCGAAGCGAAACAAGGCCACCGTCACCCTCGACCTCGACGACACCGTCGCCCTCGCCAAACTCAGGCGGTTCGCCGACGACCACGCCCGCACCGTGTTGAAGGCGGTCATCGACGCCGACCTCAACGAGGCCTCCAAGCGGCGCGTCACCCAGCAACTCGACCGGCTCACCGCGGACCGCGTCGTCAACATCCGCGCCTCCGTCGACACCCGCGTCGCCGCAAACGAGATCCGCAACCTCACTCAGCGGCGCACCGTCCGCATCGGCATCGACGTCGACACCCGCGTCGCCGCCGACTCCATCGCCAACCTTGTGCGGCGCCGACAGATGACTGTGCAGGCGCGCGCCGACACCACAGACGCCGCGAACAGCCTCCGCTTCCTGACCCGCGACCGCAACGTCAACGTTCGCGCCCGCCTCCTCGGCGGACTGGGCGGACTGGGCGGCGGAGGGACCAGTGGTGCGGCGGGCGGGATCGGCATCCTGTCCTCCCGCATCGCCCAACTCGCCGCCCTCGCCGTGGGCGCGCTCCCGACGGTCGCCTCCTTGGTGCAGTCGATCGCCGCGATGGGCCCGGCCGCTGCTGTGGCTGCGCCCGCAGTGCTGTCGCTGGCGACGGCGTTCGCTGCGGTCAAGGTCGGCACCAGCGGGATCGGGGACGCCTTCAAGGCCGCGTTCGCGCCGGCGACGTCGTCCGCCAGCGCGGCCACCAAGTCCACGCGGGCGCTGGAGAACGCGCAGCGGTCGCTGGCGAAGGCGCAGCAGGGTGTGAAGGACGCCGAGCAGCGCGCGGCTGAGGCCCGGGTCGCGGCGGCCCGGCAGATCGAGGACGCCCAGCGCGACCTGAAGAACACCGTGCAGGACACCGCGGACGCCAACCGGCGCGCAGCCCAGCAGGTCGCCTCCGCGGAACGTGACCTCGCCGACGCCCAGCGCGCGGCACGGCAGGCACAGCGCGACCTGAACGACGCCCGCAAGGAAGCCGCCCAGGATCTCGAAGACCTCAACAACCGGCTCGAAGACGCCCAGTTGGACCAGCGGCAGAAGGTGCTGGACCTTCAGGACGCCGAACAGGAACTCGCCGCGGTCAAGGCCAAGGGCGGCAAGGCGGGGCAGGAAGAGTTCGACAAGGCGCAGTTGCAGTACGACAAGGCCGTTCAGGCTCTGGAGGAGCAGCAGACCGAGACCGCCCGCCTCCAGCAGCAGACCGCCGACGCCAACAAGGCCGGCGTCGAGGGCTCGAAGACGGTCACGGACGCCAAGCAGGGCATCGTCGACGCCAACCAGGCCGTCGTTGACAAGACGCAGGCACTGAAGGATGCGGAGCTCGACCAGGCCCGCACCACCCAGGACGGCTTGCAGCGGGTCATGCTCGCCGAGCGGGACGTCGCCGACGCCCGGGAGGCTGCCCGCAAGGCTGCGGTCGACGGGGCCCGGGAGATCAAGGACGCGCAGGATGCGGTAGCGGACGCCGCCCGGGCACTCGCCGACGCCCAGACAGCCGGGGCCGCGGCAGCGAACAAGCTTGGCGACGCCATGGCCCGCCTCTCCCCGAACGCCCGGGAGTTCGTGGGCGCGGTCATCGCCCAGGGCGCCGCCTGGCGCGGGCTGAAGCTCGACGTGCAGGACCGGCTCATGGCTGGGCTCGGGCAGACGTTCACGCAGCTGTCCACCGCCGTCATCCCCCCGCTGCGGGGCGGCCTCGGCGGCATGGCCGACACCCTCAACCGCATGGCCAAGAACGCGGCCACCGCGATCATCGAGCTGTCGAAGACCGGTCAGCTCCGGCAGATGTTCGACGGCGTCAACGCCGGGTTCGGCAACCTCAACCGGGTGCCCGCCCAGTTCCTCACCGGGCTCACCCAGCTGTCCATCGCAGCGGCGCCCGCGTTCGACCGCATCACGCAGGCCGCCGCAGGTGCCGCGGACCGGATCTCTCAAAAGCTCTCACAGGGGCTGGCGTCGGGGAGCCTCACCGAATCGATCAACGGGGCGATCGACGTCGCCAAACAGTTCGGTGACCTGCTCGGCGACATCTTCGGCACGCTCAACAACGTCATGAAGGCCGCGGCGGCCGGCGGAGGAGACGCACTGGGCGCGCTCGGCTCGGTGTTCGCGGAGCTGCGCCGCATCACCGCGATGCCGGATGTCCAGCAAGCCCTGACGAGCATCTTCACCGCGGTCAACGCGATCGCCAAGCTCGTCGCGGGCACCCTTGGTGCGGTGATTCAAGCGGCGCTGCCGCTGCTGTCCGCGCTCGCCCCCGTGGTCACCGAACTGGCAACGAAGTTCGGGCCGGTGCTGGCCGATCTGGCGCGAGCTCTCGGCGAAGCACTGATGCCGATCATGGATGCGCTGCTGCCCGTACTGTCGGACATCGGCGACATCCTCGTCGGCCTGGTCCGGGCTGTGATGCCACTTTTGAAGCCGATCGGTGACGTCCTTGGCGCGATCGTCACGGCGCTCGCTCCGGTCATCTCGGCCGTCGGCGCGGCACTGGTGCCCGTGGTGGCGGCTCTGGCCCAGGGACTGAAGCCGGTAGTGGGCGCGCTGGTACCGATCGTGCAGGTGCTGGGCCAGTTCATTGCCCAGTTGACGCCGGCGATGGTGCCGATCACCACCGCCCTGATACCGCTGCTGCCGGCTTTGGCAGAGCTGACGGTGTCGCTGCTGAACCTGGCGCTGCAGGTGATCGCTCCGCTGCTGCCGTTGATCGCCCAGCTGGCGTCGATGATGGCGGGCACGCTGGCGGGCGCGGTCGGGATTCTGGTACCCGTGATCACGACGGTGATCGGGTGGCTGACGAAGTTCATGGACACCGTGACGGGCGTGGTCAAGTGGATCGTCGACCAGTTCCAGCACCTGTATGACGTGCTGGTCGGGCATTCGATCATCCCGGATCTGGTGAAGGCGATCATCTCGTGGTTCACGAGCCTGTGGACAAAGACGAAGGAAATCTTCAACCAGCTGAAGCAGGGCGTCATCGACCGCTGGAACGCCCTATGGAAGGCCGTCACGGACCGGTGGTCCTCGTTCTGGAACGGGCTACGGACGGCACTCGGCAACGCGAAGACGTCGGTCCTGAACTGGGTGACCGGGCTGAAGACGTCGTTCACGAACACGTGGAACAGCCTGTGGAACACCGCCGTGTCGAAGACCACGAGCATCTTCACCACGCTGCGCGGGAAGATCAGCGACTTCAAGACGTCGATGCTGAACAGCGTGAAGGCGCTCCGGGACGGCGTCGGCACCCTGTGGGCTGGGATCCAGTCCAAGTTCGCCGCCCCGGTGAAGTGGGTCGTCTCGCACGTCTACAACAACGGGCTCCGCAAGATGTGGAACTCCATCGCCGGAAAGATCAACAGCAAGATCTCGCTGCCCACCATCAGCCTCGGCTTCCAGAAGGGCGGTGTCGTCCCCGGCAGCGGCAAGGGCGACAAGGTCCCCGCCATGCTCGAACCCGGCGAGCGGATCCTGTCCAACCCGCAGGTCGACCGCCTCGGCGGCCATCGCGCGATCGACGCCATGCTCGGTCAGGATCGTCCCACCAAGACCGGCGGGAATCCGTCGAGGCAGGAAGAGAAGACCCGCTACCAGGGCCCCACCCAGCACTACGCCGAGGGCGGCATCGTCGGCAAGGTCACCGGCGCGATCGGCGGCGCCGTCGGATCGGTCGCCTCCTGGGCGAAGGATGTCGTCGTCGGCGGCCTGAAGGCTGCCGCGCAGAAGGCGCTGTCCGCGCTGGTGCGGCCGCTCATCGCTCAGATCCCCGGCGGGAACGCGGGCATCGGCGGCCTCCTGAAGGGCCTGTCGAACCGCGCAGTGGACGGGATGATGAGCTGGTTCACCAGCGAGGACAAGAAGGCCGTCGGCGGACCCGCCGTCCAGAAAGCCCTGTCGTGGGCGAAGTCGCAGTCCGGCCTGCCCTACCAGTGGGCGGGCAACGGCAACCCGTCGTGGGACTGCTCGGGGTTCATGTCCGCCATCGAGTCCGTCATCCGCGGGGAGCGCCCGCACCGCCGGTGGGCAACGGGCTCGTTCCCGCCCGGCCCGTCCGGATGGGTCCGCAACCTCAACTCCCCGTTCATGATCGGCATCACGAATGCGGGCGTCGGTCACACCGCGGGCACCCTCGCCGGCGTGAACTTCGAGTCGTCCGGCGGTCGCGGCGTCCACTACGGCAAGACGGCGCGCGGCTACAACGACCCCATGTTCACCAGCCGCTGGGGCTTCGCACCCGCCGCGAAGTACGACAACGGCGGGCTCCTCCAGCCCGGCGCGACGATGGCCGTCAACAAGACCGGGCGCCCGGAACGAATCCTCGACCCGCAGCAGACCGCGCTGTTCGAGCAGCTCGTCACCAATGGGGCAGGCGGCGGCATGAGCGTGACGGTGAACATGACCGTGAAGAGCCTCACCATGCCGACCCCGGCCGAGGCGAGGCGGTTCGCGAACGACATGGCTGCCTACACCAAGGAAGCCATCCGTAAGTTCGACAAGGAGCGGGCCTGATGGCGCTGTACGGATGGGGCGACGTCCAGCTCGGACGCATCCCGCTGCGGGAGACGTTCACCGTCACCGAGTCTGGCGGCGACGGCCGGACCCTCGACCTCGAAGGGCAGGAGTCCTACCCGCCCCTGACCCGCGCGCAGGTCGTCGCCCGGCACGACGGCATCAACGCCCTGACCGTCGGACAGTGCATCCCCGTCACGTTCACCGACAAGCCGGAACGCAACGGCTACTACATGGTCAAGTCCTCGGGCAGCACGTACACCGAGTACCTGAACAGCATGGTCACCGCCGACTGGAAGGTCTCCCTCGACCGGATCGGCTCCGACGCCGAAACCGACCTCCAGTCCCGCCTCACCGGCGCCGTCCGGCTGAACGACTTCTCCCTCACCGGGGAACGCTGGCACGCCCCGCCGATCGGCCACTACGGCTACTACACCGGCAGCTCGAACCCCACCACCATGACCCGCACCGGCGCCGACGGAGCCATGACCGTCTACCGCAGCGTGCCGGCCAACACCTCCCCGCGGTGGGGGTGTCTGCCCACGTCGTATCTGACGGGCCGGGTGAAGGCGACGACGACGGGCGGGCAGGAGGTGTACGGGGCGGACGTGCCGCTCGCGGCAACCGGCTGGTCACTGTCGAACGGATTCGTGAACGTGACCACGTCGGCGTCCGCGTCCCTGGACGTGCAGACCTATGCGGGCGGCGCCTACCGGTCGAAGCTATGGAACGTCAGCGTCGCCGGGTCCGGTGCGCCCATCTCCTCGTGGGACGGGGCGACGCTGCTGCGCAACGACCCCGAGATGGTCATCCTCCGCCTCACCAAGAGCCTGTCGCCGGGCCGGGCCACCCTCGACCTCACCCTCCGCCGCGGCTCCCGCTTCGTCGAGGGCTACCTCCAGACCGGCACGGCAGCAACCCTGGCCGCCTACCGCAGCACGCTGGAGACCAACACGTCGGCTGCGGCGTCCGGGTACATCACGGCGACCGCCGACGACTCCGACGGCAACGTCTTCGTGATCGGTTCCGCGAGATCGTTCACCGCGCACGCGAACGGCGGCATCACCAAGGCCGCGGCCACGGCGATGGACTTCTTCATCGGCGCCGTCGCCTCCCAGCCCACCCTCAACGCCAACCCCACCTTCGACACCGACACCTCCGACTGGACGCCCGTCAACGCCACCCTGACCCGCTCCAGCGTCCAATCCAAGTACGGCGGCTGGTCAGGGCTGCTCACCTCGACGGCGGGCTCGTCGCCCCGCGCGGAGGCCGGGAAGGCGGCGGCGGTGGCCGGGCTGTCCTATCGGGCGTCGGGCTGGTTGTACGCGCCCGCCCCGATCCCGTCCGGCACCGGCATCAACATCAACTGGTACGACGTGTCCCAGGCATATCTGACCACGTCCACGAACTCGGTCACGCCCGCTTCGGGCGCCTGGTTCTTCATGGACGCAACCTTCACCGCACCTGCCAACGCCGCCTACGGCGGGGTCCACTTCGTCATCGGCGGCAGCCCGGGCGCCGGCGTGCTGCTGTACGGCGACGACATCAGGATGCGCGCCGCCACACCATCCGGGGACACGGCGTTGGACCTGCGGAACCAGTACGCGGCTGCGATGCCGGAAGCCGTCTACGGCGTGAGGAGGTGACCGGGTGAGCGTCTCAGAGGTCCTGAAGAGTCTCGGTTCGTGGGAGGTCAAACTCCTCCCGAATACGCCCCGCGACGTCCTCGACGCCCTCGATTTCTTCGGGCATGTCGCGATCATCCCCGGCCGGTTGGACCCGCTGCAGTACGGCGACAACCTCCTCACCACCGCCCGCTACGTCGGCGTCCTGCGTACCCGCACCATCGGCGACGACGGCCGCACCAGCACCCCCGCCGACGACCTGTCCATCGGCGGCGTCGGCATGGCATTCTGGCTTGGCGACGAAGACGGCAAAGGCTCCGTCTACGAAAACGCCGTCGAACCCGCCAGCGCCTCGTTCGCCACCGCCATCACCATGCTCCTGCCCGCCTCCGGCGCCGTCACCGCAGGCACCCTGTACTCCGTCACCGGCACCTACACCGGCCACCACCAGTACGAGTCCCCACGGGCGGCGATCGGCTACGTCTGCGACACCATGTCCACCGCCAGCGTGCCCGTGTCGTGGCGGGTCAACGGCAACGGCACCTTGGACGCGGGCCCCGACTCCAGCCTGTTCGTCACCACGCCGACCTGCGTGATCACGACCCGGGATGCCGGCGAGGACATGAGCCTGCGCGCTTTGCCGGGGTCGGTGGATGTGACGCGGGATATGGAGGACTACAGCACGCGGGTGGTGCTCCTCGCGGAGGGCGACGGCACGAGCATCGCGACCGGGGCGGCGGACATCTCGCCGGCGACCGGCTTCAAGGACATCCACGGGAACCTGCTGAAGCTGACCCGGCTTGTGTCGGAGTCGGATACGGCGACGGCGAACGCCGCGGTGCGTGCCCAGCTGGCGCTCAGCCAGTTCACGTCGACCCGCAACGCGCTCCAGCTGTCCACCGCGGACTACGACGTGCACGGCAGCTTCGTGGTCGGGGACCGGGTGTGGGTGTACGACCCGGACAGTGGGCTGATCGACACGTCGACGGAGATCACGTTCCGGGGCCAGCGCATCAACCCGATCAAACTCCAGGTCACGGAAACCCAGTGGGCCATCACCGAGCAGCACACGGTCGCCTACCGCACCGCGGCCGGGGCGTGGATTGACCTGACGCAGTTCGTCGAGTTCGAGACTGACGCCACGTCGACGGTGACGGTGGGGGACTTCTCCCGCCAGCTCACCAACAGCAGCATGGAGCCGGTCGGATCGCGGCCGAACGCCGACACCTCCGTGCCTGGGCAGCCGGTGTTCGTCACGCCGTTCACCGGGGTCGCCTACCTCGACGGCCGCGGCCTGACCCGCTCCCGGGTCGTGGTCTCCTGGAACGCACCGAACAACGTCGACGGCAGCACGGTCCTGGACGGGGATCACTACGAGATCCGGTACGCCGTCGACACCGACATGATCTATCCGGCGACCTGGTCGCAAGTCAGTCAGGTGCGCTGGCAGGACTTGCAGACGTGGGCGCAGCCGTTCGCTGCACCGACCGGCAAGTGGCAGGTCATGTACGTCGCCTGGGGTGAGACCTCGGCTCAGCTGCAAGACCTGTCACCCGGGGTCGGCTACGACATTCAGATCCGGGCGGTCGACAAGACCGGCAACACCGGGGACTGGTCGTCGGTGACGACGTTCACGGCGTCGTCGGACAACATCGCCCCGTCGACTCCTGCCGCTCCGAGCGTGGCCGGGTCGCGGATCGCGGTGCAGGTGACGCATCAGCTCGGCAAGAGCTCGGGTGGGACGTTCAACCTTGAATCCGACCTGGATCACCTGGAGATCCACGTCTCCTACGAGCCCGGCTTCACCCCGGATGCGACCACCCTGAAGGGCAAGGCGGTCGCCAACGCGGGGATGATCCAGGCACAGATCCCCGTCGTGTTCACCGCACAGATCGAGGAGACCAGCGCCCGATATGTGCGGGTGGTGGCGGTCGACAAGACCGGCAACAAGAGCGGGCCCAGTGACGCGGCGTCCGCGACCGCCCTCCTGATCGACGACGCCCACATCTCCGACCTGACCGTCTCCAAGGTCACCGCCGGGCAGATCAACGCCGACTGGATCGTCGGCGCCCGCATCAAGACCGCCGACACCGGCGCCCGCGTCGAACTCAACTCGGGCGGCATCGGCGCCTGGAACGCGGCAGGCACACAAACCGTCGCGATCGCGGGCGCCGACGGCTCCGTCAGCATCGTCGGCCAGCTCAAATCCGGCACAGCAGGCAAGCGCATCGAGATCAACCCCACCGGCGCCCTCCTGCCCGAGATCCGCTGGTACGCCAACACCGGCACCGACTACGGCTACATCAACGCCTTCAGCACCGGCACCGACATCAACCTCGGCATGAACAGCTCACCGTATGACGACGGCACCGGCACACAGGTCACCTCCCGCGCCTACCTCAGCACCGCTGGCGCTCAGTTCGCCGTCGTCCGAGCAGACACCCAGGACAGGCGTGGCGGATACGTACTGGCCATGGGTACCGCCTACTACACGGGCTTCATTTCCGGCGGCGTCGATGGCGGCCTCATGTACGCCGACGCCAACCGCGGCCGATTCGCCTGGAACCCGGACGACGCCACTGGCCAGTACCTGGAGCTCACCACAGGCCGCACCCGGCACGTCGGCAAATGGGCCGACTACGTCGCAGCAGGAGCGACCGACGGCATCTTCACCGCCGACGAACCCGTCTTCACCGCAGGCGACACCTCCCTCGGCCTCGGCTACGGGCCAACCATGGCCTCCACCATGGTCCCCCTCGTCACCCTCCGGCACCCCACCCTGCGGACCTGGCAGGTCACGGCATCGAGCACGACCGGTTTCACCGTCACGTTCGGGACGTCGTCCGGTTCGCCGTCCATCAGCGTCTGGAGCTACCGTGTCTGACCCCCGCATCCTCACCGTCGACGCGGTCGGCGAACGCCTCACCCGGGGCGCACCCCGCTGGGTCGTCCACCACGTCGACCAGGACGGCGCTGGCGGTAGCTACGTTTTCCCGAAGGAAACCCTGGAGTGGCGGGCTGCCGAATACGGGCTGTCAGATGTGGACGAGATCCTCGACATCGTGCTGCACGAGCCTCACCTGCCCGACGAGCCCGACAAAGATGACGCCGCCGCCCGTGCCGGGCTGGTCACTTCGAATCGGCCGGACGCCGAACCGATCACCCTGTTCAACGCGGCGAGCTCCACTGACGCGCTCGCCGCGCACCGGCTGCGGATCGCCGACGCCAAGAAGGTGCGTGCCGTCGTCCAGGCGCCCGCGAAGGGCAAGAACCCGCTCGACGCGATCCGCGCCGCCCACGGCATCACCACGGCCGGGCTACGGGCCAAGCGTGAGGCCGTTGACATGCACCGGTGGCAGCTCGTGTACGGGGGCCTGCCCGTGCGTCTTCCGTCCCCGTCGTCTCTGCTGGAGGTTCCCCGTGCCTGACCCGTCCACCACTCGGCTCGCGCTCTACAAGTCGAAGAGCGACGGGTCCGAACTCGTCTCCTACACGCAGGATCTGGGCCAGAACTGGGACAAGGTCGACGCCGCGGCGGGCTTCCAGGTCGTCACCTCGTCGACCCGGCCCAGCAGCCCGTACTCGGGCAAGCCGATCGCGCAGTCCGACACCCAGTACTCCACCTACTTCTCCAACGGCACCGCACCCGCCAGCGCCTCCTGGGTCGAGATCCCCAACAGCAGCAGCACCTTCGGCTCCAACCTGAAACTCGCCTCCAGCGCCCAGCTCGTCATCGGCGCCGACTGCAACCTGTTCCGCAACGCCGCCAACGTCATGCGCACCAACGACAGCCTGATCGTCGACGGCAACCTCACCATCGGCTCCGCCACCTACCGGCCCGGCCTCTCCGCCGCAACCACCGTCGCCAACACGGTCACCCAGACCGCGATCGCCACCTACACCGTCCCCGCGAACGATGCGGTGGCGGGCGCCGTGTACCGGATCAAGGCGTGGGGCACGCTCGGGGTGACGGGCACGCCGACGATCACCTTCGTGTGCAAGCTCGGCGGAACCGGCGGCGCAACGATGGTCACCTTCCCCGCGGTCACCGTGCGCTCCGGTGCGACGGACGGGTACTGGGAGGCCGAGTTCTACCTCGCCTGCGCCACCACCGGCGCATCCGGCACATGGGCGCCGATGGCGCGCTACACCCACAACTTCCTGACCTCGGTGACCACCTACACGCCGGTCGGGCCGATCACCGCAGCCCCCGTCACCCGGGATACGACGGTCGCCAACGACATGGTGCTGTGCGCAACCTGGTCCGCAGCCTCGTCGTCGAACACGATCACGTGCCGGGGGTTCGCCGGCGAACGGGTCGCCTAACCGCGGTCCTCCGCCGGCGGGTACGGGGGCTGCGCGGCAAGGTCTGGGCCCGCCGGCGCCTCAGGCGCGGGCTCGCCGTTCTTGAGGCGTTCGTTCTCCTCGCGGAGCGCGGCGAGTTCGCGGGCTTGGACGTCGACTTGGGCTTGGAGGAGCATGTTGGCCTCGAAGAGTTCGGTGGTCTTCTTCTGGAAGGTGGGGAAGGCGGCTTCCATGCTGATCCGCTGGGTCACGGCTGGGTCTCCTTGCTGGCGTGCTGGACCTGGGGGTCGATGAGGTTGGGGAGTCCTTCGACGTCTTCGGGGCGGTAGAGGGTGCCCCAGTGGTCGTCGCGGTCGAAGCCTTCGATGGCCTTGCGCTGCTGCTCGGCGAGTTCGCGGGCGAAGTTGTCGATGAGTTCGTTGGCCTCGTTCGGGTGCCAGTCGTGGAGTTGCACCAGCGTGCCGAGCAGTTGGTCGCGGCTCCTCACGGCTGCTCCTGTCCGTTGATGGCGTGGTCCCAACTGGTGCTCTGCGGGTGAGTGCTGGCGGCGTGGCTGGCTGTCAGGGCGAGCAGGGCGCGCGTCTGCGCTTCGGAGCGGCGCTGGCCTGCCATCTCCAGGTCGCCTTCGGCTTCGTACTCGTTGGCGGCTGCGAGTAGGCGCTCGGCCTCGCTGAAGCACTGCGGGCCGTTCATGGCCGCCTCGCTGCTGCGTCGCCGCGCCCGGGGATCCCGGAGCTGTTCGCGCCATGGTGGCACCACGCCCAGGTTCGCCTCGGGACGTGCACCATCTTGGCTCCGGCTTGTGCGCAGCCGACGGTGAAGAACCAGTCCTCGCCGCCCCGATGCCCGCCGATCTCAGCTCCTTCGGGCGGGTCGAAGAACCCGATGCTCTGTGCGAGTTCGGTGCGCACGAGCGTGGTGATCGTCGTCTGGTGCGGTGCCTGCGGGTTGAACTGCTTCCCGAAGTGCCCGAGCGGGTCGTTGGCGGGCCAGGGCTTCCCGTCGGGGAAGTGGACCATGTAATAGCTGAAGACGTACTGGGCGTTGAAGATGCGCGCCCCGGCGGCCAGCACCTTCAGATGCTCGGGGTAGAACCAATCATCCGAGTCGAGGAAGGCGGTCCACTCTGTCTTCACCGCGTCCAGGGCCCGCTGTCGGGTGATGGCCGCGCCGTCGCCGTGTTCGTCGATGGCGATGCTGATGTCGGCGGCCGGGAGCAGCTGGTTCTTTACGGAGGCGACGGCGCGGTCGAGCATGCCGTTCGCCACCCGGGCGACGTGCGCTGGGATCGCGACGGTGATCTCTCCGAAGGCGGTCATGGTCGCCCCTCCCCTTGGTAGTCGGGTTCGTTGAACTCGCGCCCGTCCGCGCTGTGATGGGTGTACGTCCACCCGTCCGGACGCCCCTCGCGCGGGATGCACCGGGCGCGGGGCCCGCAGGGGCAGTCGGGGGTGAACTCGTGGACGATGACGTCGTCGAGAGGGACGGTGTGGACTGCGGTGTCGCTGACCTCCTGGGCCAGCCACTGGCCGCTCATGGCCGCCACCTTTCGTCGTAGTCCGGGTGCGCGGCGAACGACACCGCGAGGAGCCGCAGCGCGGGGATGTCGTCCGGCCGAGTCCCTTCGCACATCCCGGCCTCGATCTGCCCGGCGCTGTGGCAACACCCCCACTCGCCATCGATCTTCGCTTCGTATGCGAAGATCTGACTGATCAACTGCTGCTTGGCGTCCAGATCGGCGAGCACCGCAGGATCGACTGCGGGTTCCCCGTACCGCTCCCAGAACTCGGCAGGCGCCATGCGGAACCCGCCCGCTCCGATCTCTATGAACTCCTCGTCGAACTCCTTGCAGATGCTGACCTCATACGGGAAGTCGCCGCGAACACGCCGCTGATTTTCCTCGCGCTGCCGCGCCTCCGCGTACCGCGCCCGCAGGAACTCGACGATGCTCACCGCAGCACCCCTTGAGCCCACGCATACGCGTCCCCGGGGTTGGCCCGGTACTCGACGTGCGAGTACCGGAACAGGCCCTCCAGCGCGTTCCGTAGGGCGCCCGGGGAGACGTTGCCGTACCACTCGCCCGGCAGCGGGCGCGGTCCACCCGACGCCCCATGCTCCGGGCGCCCGGTCGATGCGCACGTCACGAACAGGGCCTCCGGGCCGCCAGCTTCGAGCGCCTGCGACGCGGTCCGTAGCAGCGCACCCCAGCGTTCGACATGCTCCAGCACCTCCGTGCACACCACGAGGTCGAACCGCTCGAAGGCGTCCGGCCACGGCCTCGTCGCATCGTGCACCAGGTCCACGCCCGGTCCCGGCTCGACGTCCAGGCCCGTCCACTTCGCCGCCGGGAGCAGGTCCCGGATGCTGCCGTTGATGTCCCGGCCGCCCAGATCCAGCACCCGCCACGGGGCGCTCAGGTCCAGGCAGGACGCGTCCAGTTGACGGGCCAGCCCCTCACGCGCTTCAGGATGCATCCGCTCGCCCCTCTCCAACGTTCACCACGGTCTGACCCCCCACTTCGCAACGAACGTGTCCATGTCCCTGGCCGTCTGCGCCGACAGGACAGGGCTCGCGTTCGTCTGGACGTCTGGCGCCCGATGCTCGACTGGGATGCCGGGCACGAGCAGCGCGCCACCAGCAGCCTGGGCCCGCAGCCCGAGGTCGTCGTCGCCTGCCCACCACATGAAGTCCTCGTCCGCCCGCAGCCCGCTCTCGCCGCGGAGCATGAACGCGTACCCGGTGATCCGCTGACTGAGCGGCACCGGCGCGGCCCCCGTGTGGAGGATCTCCTGCTGGCCGCCCGCCTGATCCGGGTAGGCCATTGCCGCGCCTCGCTCACGCATCCGGGCGCCGAGCGTCTCCACCAGGCCGGGCGGGCAGACGACGTCGTCGTTCACGACGAGTACGTCCCACTCGCTGTCGCCCAGCCAGCCCGCATGCTGCGCCGCCAGGTCGAAGCCGATGTTCCACCAGCGGGAAATGTTCCTATCGGCGCCACCGTCCGCGACCACCACGGGAAGCCCCGAAGATTCGAGCCAGTCCGCGGGGTCCGGCCGCTGCCAGTTGTTGGCCACCACGATGACGTCATAGACCTGTTCCTTGAGGGAGTCGATCAGGTCGTCAAGCATGGGCCGCCCGTTGGACGGGGTGACGGCCCAGGTGCGCGGGCTCATTCGCCACCCCAGATGGTGCTGTGAGCGTTGCCGGTCTCCTCGCGCAAAGGGGCGTACATGTAGATCGCGAGGCTCTTGCGCCAGTGCTCGCCGACGATCGGCTCCGGATGCCCGTGCCACGACTCCGGGCCGCACGCGAAGAGGACGGTGCGGTTGAACAGCGGCAGCACCTCCACCTCCCGCTCGCGCCCGAGGTAGAGGACGCCGCCCCACTCCCGCTCCCACTCCTCGTTGAGGAACACGAGGAGGTTCAGGCGGCGCTCCAGCGGCAGCGTGGGGTGCCGGTTGAAGTCGCGATGGAGAGCCAGCCGCCCGCCTTCGCCGGTCATGTGCATCCCGCCGCCGAGATCGTCCGCAGTGAGCGGGCCGATCCCCGTCAGCTCCTCCAGCGTCCGGCAGGTCGCCTCGGACCGGGCCTGCTCGAAGAACGCCTTCGTGGCCGGCCCCCACATGCGGGAGTCGCCGGCGCGTTTGCCGTACTCCTTCGGGTCGGGGTAGGTCGTCCAGCGGGGGTCGTGGGCGGGCGGGAACTCGGCCGCGCACTCGCGAAGCTGGTCGGGGTCCCACAGGTCGTCGAGGACGAGGTGCGGGAACGGGCGGGCGCCCTGGAAGGTGGCGCGTCCGGCGGCGGGGATGGGGAGGTTCATGGGTGGTCAGTCTCCGTTGCGGTCGTCGATGACGTAGGCGCTGCCGTCCCACGACACCATCAGCACGTTGTCGTCCAGCCCCAGCTCCAGCCGGGCCTGCGGGGTGAGACTGACGCCGTGGGTCTTGGTGATCTCGGTCAGCTCGTCGAGAACGATGCCGAGCGTGCGGAGCTGCTCAGCGGTCAGGTTCAGCGGGGCGCTCATCCGAGGAGCACTTTCTGCCAATCGCCGACGTTCGCTTCGATCGTCCAGGCCGCCGCCTTCGCCCGCGCGTTCGCGCCCATCTCGGTCCGCATCGCGTCGTCCTCGACGAGGGCGCGGAGGTGGCGGCCCCAGTCGTGGTCGTTCTTCGCGAGGAGCCCGGTGACGCCGTGGTCGACGAACTCGGCATACGGGCCGTAGTCGGTAGCGATGACGGGGATCCCGAGCATCGCCGCCTCCAGTGGGCGCAGCGGACTCTTGCTGCGGTTAAACGGATGGGGGCGGAGGGGGGCGAGCATGATGTCGTAGTCGATGGCCCGCCAGTAGTCCGCCACGCTCTTGTTCCACGACGTCCACCGGACCCGGTCTTCGGGGATCATGTGCCGTTCGGTCCACGGGGTGTGGGGGCGGATGACGCCGCGCCGGCGCGGGGGCGGCTTGGGTTCGCCCATGACGTGGAGCTCGACGTGGGCTGGCGCGCGGTTGAGGTAGCGGCGGAGTTGGGGTGCGGCTTCGGCGAGGTCCATGTCGTGGGTTTGGGAGCCTCCCCACCCGATGACGACCTTGCCCTCTTGCCGGGGGCGTTGGTGGTGGAGGAGCCAGTCGGGCAGGTAGTTGGGGATGACGTGGACGTTGGGGTTGTGTGGGCGGATGAGGTCGGCGAGGGGGTCGGTGGTGACGGTGACGGCGTCGGCGATGCGGATGTTCTTGTTGAGGTTGTCGACGACGCCGGGTTCGTTGAAGAACTCGTGGGCTTTCGCGCTGCGGTAGTCGACGTCCCACAGGTTGTCGTCGACCTCGTAGATGAGCTTGGGGCGGCCGAACGTTTTCGCGATGTCGTGCCAGCCTTGGGTGGGGCCGTCCTTGCAGATGCGTTGGCCGATGAGGGCGCGGGTGGGGAGCTGGTTGGTGTCGATGCGTTCGGACCAGCCTGCGGTGTGGCCTTGGGTGCGGAGTGTGGTGAGGGGGGTGATGATGCGGATGGTTCCGCAGCCGTCGCGGTCAGCGAGCCATCCGTAGACGTCGAGGCGTCCGGGCGGCGCCGTGGGTTCGGTCACGGCGCCTCCTCGTCGAGGTCGCCGTCGGCGGCGATGACGAGCTTGCGGGCGACGAGGGTGACGTTGACGGTGACCATGTCGTCGCCGAGCCGAATGTCGCTGACTTTGATGCCGCCGTTGTCGCGGTTGGCGCTGTAGACGGAGACGCCGTTGATGCGGAGTTCCCGGGGGATGATCATGCTGCCGGGGCCGTCGTTGGTGGGCTTGTAGCCGGTGGCGATGATCTCGATGATGGAGGCGCGGGGCTTGTCGGGGGTGGGCTGTTCGGTCATCGGGATCTCCAGTGGGGGCCTCGGAGGGCGGGTGGGACGTGGCTGGTGTCTGGTTCCGGGCCGCGCGGCTTGAAGGCGGGGCGGGGCGGCAGTTCGGGTCGGTCGAGGCTGGCGAGGATTTCCGGGGTGAGGCCGTGGCCTTCGGCGAGGGAGAGCAAGGTGGGGCAGTCGTTGGTGTTGTCGACGTGCGGGCCGCTCTCGTAGTCGGTGCCGCAGCCGACGCAGTGGGTGCTGCCGTCGGCGAAGACGTTGTGGTCGTCGAGGATCTTCCGGTCGGCGGCGCAGCGGCGGAGGACGGCGGCCGGGTCGTTGAGGGCGATGTGTTCGGACTGCGCCTGCACGTTGCCGTACACGACGAGCCGGTTGATCTCGACGCCGGTACCCAGCTCTTGGTCTTCAGTGCGGTAGACGTTCCACTTGCGGCCGACGAACCACTCACCGGAGTCGCCGTCGGCTGCCGCGCGGGCAACAGCTTCGACGCGGTCGACTTGCTGGGTGATCCAGCCGTGCAGGTCCGTCACGGCGTCTCCAGTCCGATGTGGCCGCAGGCCGGGCAGCGTGCGGGCATGAGCCTGCGGAGGGCGTCCCAGAAGGTGCGGGCGGCTTCGTCCGGGGTGTAGCCGGGCCCGTAGTCGAGGGTGCCGTCGGGGTGGATGGTGACGAGGGGCTGCCCGTCGGTGCCGTTGATCGTGATGTTCGGAGGGGGTGGCGAGGTGATCACCCAGTCGTCGATGAAGACGGGGCTGCCGTCCAGCTCGACGCTGGTGACGTTGGCGGTCTGTTCCGGGGAGCCGCCTGCGATGACGGTGTGGGAGACGACGCCCTTGGCCTTCAACTCGTCGAGGTTGTCGCTCATGGGTGGCTCCGGGCGGTCGCGGGTGGCGGGTAGGTGTAGTGGACGGGCGCGTGCGGGGCGAGCACCACGAACGCGAACAGGAGACCGAGCAACTGGCAGATGACGGTCACGTCAGTCGACCTCCACGTCGAAGTCGCTGCCGTCGACCACGACGGGGGCTCGGTAGCCGTACCGGGTCCGGTCCTTCGTCATCTGCGCGGCGATCCCCGCAGCAGCCTCAGCGGGCCACGCGCCCTCGGTGACGGACTCCGCGCTGACGTCGACCGCCGAGCCCAGCGTCAGGCCACGATCGTGCTGCTTCGTGGGAATGCCCGGCCGGGTCGACCAGTCAGCCGTCCAGGAGTGGAAGCGCCGCCGGTTCCGGCCGTCGGTGACCCGCTGGAGCTGAAGCTTCACGGAGTGGTCGTCGCCGTGCGGCATGCGCACCGTGACGGTGACCGGGTCGCCGACGTTCTCGTACTCGTACCGTCGGCGGCCGAACAGCTTGTCGCGCGGGTCGAGTTTGATCGTGCCGCGCATCCACCACGGGTCGTCGCGGGACGACTCGTCGCGCTTGGCCCACAGCTTCCAGTCGATGCCGCCGTACTGGATTCCGATGGAGATGACGCGGGACTGGTAGCCGACCGGGTTGAGGCGGCGCTGGAGCCACGTCCCGAAGCGTTCGGTGTGCAGGTAGATCGCGCCGAAGGGGTGGAGGCGGAGGTGGGCGGCGAGGGTGTGCTCGCTGCCTGCGTTGCCGATCTTCAGTTCGGCGTCCCAGCCGGGGAACGATTTGCCGATGATGACCTGGGCGCCGAGCTCGCCGGTGGGCTGCTTCGGCCACGGGCCGGGCGTCCGAGCCTGAGCACCAAGGTCGAGTTGGTTGTCGAACGGACCCACGTACTGGTCGCCGATCTCGGAGACTGCCGGGTTTAGCTGGCCTTGAGGATCAGGGCGTACACCGCAGCGGTCGCAGCACACCCAGCGATGGCCCGGCCGGTCGCGGAACCCGGTAGTGCCGTCCACGACGGGTCGGTGGCCGAACAGGCGGCACAGGAGGATGAGTCGGGGCAGGTCGTTGAGGAAGTAGCCCTTGTTCAGGAGGGTGCCACGGCGCTCGGACTCGTCCTTGCGGTAGTCGACCGTGAGGCGGTGCACGCTCACACCGCCTTCGGCTGACTGGCGTGGACCGGCTGCCCGCTGTCGCTGGTCTGCGGTTCTTCGCCGAGCAGCGTGTACGTCTTGCCGCCGTCCGTGCTGAACGCGCTCGGGTTACGCGTGGACTGCCACAGCGGAACACCGGACGCCTCGGACTGGTCCTGCCACTCCGCCGGGTCATCCGTGAGAGGCGACAGGGGCTCGAAGCGCATCAGCTTCTCGATGCGGGCGATGACGAACGGCGTGGATCCGCCGGAGTCGGCGACCTTCGTAAACGCTTCGATCACCTTGGCGATGCCGTCGATGACGTCCTGATCCTCGCCGATGAGGGCGAGTTCGCGACGGGCGTGGTCTACGAGATTGCTCATAGCGCTGCTCCTGCGGGTTGTTTGCGGGTTGAGGCGGCAGGGGTCAACCCGCAAAGAAAGCCCCCTACCGCCATCCCCGAGCCAGGGATGATTGAACTGTAGCCTATGAATCGTAGGTGAAATGGGTGGCTACAGCTACGATTCGAAGGAGCATCCGAGCTCGGGAGGACCCGCATGGCCACACCACTCACAGCAGACAAGATGCTCGCCGCACTCAGAGCCGAAGGCCTCACCGTCCACGAACACACCGGCTGGCGAACCCACAACCGCGACACCGCCACCGGCAAGACCTTCGGTCCCGTCATCGGTGTGCTGATTCACCACACCGCCGGACACGGTGACCGCGAAGTCTGCTTCAACGGCCGCCCCGACCTCCCCGGCCCGCTCTGCCACGCCTGGCTCGGCAAGACCGAAAGCCTGTGGACCATCGGCAACGGCCGCACCAACCACGCCGGGTTGGTCGACCTCGACGTCCTCGACGCCATCCGCGAAGAGAAGTCCCCGCTCCCCAAGGACGACCAGGCCAACGCCGACGGCAACGACGTCCTCTACGGCCTGGAAATCGAGAACCTCGGCAACGGCAAAGACCCGTACCCGGTCAGCCAGTACACGCAGGCCGTGCTGTGGGCCGCCGCGATCTGCCGGGCGCACGGCTGGACAGAGAAGTCCGTCGCCGGGCACAAGGAATGCCAGCCCGGAAAGATCGACCCCAGCTTCGACATGGACGCCTTCCGCGCCGACGTGAAGAAGCAGCTCGCCACCAAGCCGCCCAAGGCCGTACCCGCCCCCACCCCGGCCAAGCCGCGCGTCGACCTCTCCCGCCTCATCACCGCCGCCAAGACCGACCCCGGCGCCAAGCAGGGCCACGTCACCTACATGGCTGGCACCAACCTCGTCGAAGCCGCACTCGTCCACCGCGGCTTCCTCGCCAAGACGTATGCAGGCGACGGCAGCTTCGGCTCCACAACGGTCGCCGCCTACAGCCGCTTCCAGAAGAGCCTCGGCTACACCGGCACGGACGCGAACGGCATCCCCGGCATCACCAGCCTGACCAAACTCGGCGCCCAGACCGGGCTGTTCACCGTCGTCGCCTAACCCCCGAAAGGACAACCACCGTGAAGATCTTCGGCAGAGAGCCCGTCGTCGTTCTGAACACGCTGTCAGCCGTCCTCGGCCTCATCGTGTCCCTCGGCGTCACCAGCCTGAGCGCGGAGACCGCCGGCGCCATCGTGGCCGCCGTATCCGCGATCCTCGGCGGCATCGCCGCAGCCATGACCCGGCCGATCGCCCCGCAAGCGTTCACCGCGATCGTCACAGCAGGGGCCGTTCTGGTCGGGACGCTCGGCTACGACGTCTCGCAGTCCACCGTGGGCGCCATCAACACCGTCGTCCTCGCCGGGCTGACCCTCCTGACCCGCGTACAGGTCACCCCTTCCTCGCCCACGGCGCCCACCGGCCCGACCAGCGTCTGACCGTAGGAGCCCCACGTGTCGGATGAACCGACCCTCGGCGAGGTTGTCAGAAGGTTCGAGGACCGGTTCACCGACGTCCGCGACGACATCCAGCAGCTCGGCCGGCGCCTCGACGAGAAGGTCGACCAGAAGCTGTACGACCTGCGGCACGAGGCTCTCTCCTCCCGCGTCTCCCAACTGGAGACGCTGCGGGAGAAGGACACAGAGAAGATCGTGGCCACACGCCGGTGGCTGATCGCCTCGGTGATAGTGCCACTGATCGGGATCATGCTGCCCGTGATCCTGTTGCTCATGCAGGGGTCTGGATCGTGACGCGGGCACAGATCCGGGCCGAGGAACGGCGTTGGCGCCGCGGCGACCTCCTGGCCGTCATAGCCGCCGTCGCGGTGGGCTCCGCGTTCGCCTGGATCGTGCTGAGCATCCAAGGCATGGCAGATGACCTGCACGATAAAGACACGGCCATTGCCGCCCTCTCCCAGCAGGTCCGCGACCTCGGCGGCAAGCCCGTCTCCGGACCGCGCGGCGAAGCTGGCAAGAGCGTCGTCGGCCCACAAGGACCCAAAGGTGAGAAGGGCGACCAGGGCGAACCTGGATCGCCCGGCGCCTCAGGCTCGCCGGGGACGAATGGCAAGAGCGGCGCCAACGGAACCAACGGACAGGCTGGGGAGCCCGGTTCTGTCGGCGCCACCGGCCCCGCAGGACCGGCGGGGCCTGCGGGGCCCCAAGGCGAAGCTGGCCCGGCAGGACCGCAAGGCGTCAAGGGCAACACCGGGGAGCAGGGCCCGCCAGGACCCACCTGCCCAGACGGCTACAGCCTCCAAGCCCCCAGCTACGACCCGGACGCGTTGGTGTGTCGCAAGGACGGCGCCTCGCAGCCCGGCGATCCCGACTCGCCGTCCCCGCAGTCCCTGGCGCTGGATCCGCAGCGCCGTCAGTACGCGTAAGAACTGGAGAGATCATGGCCAACATCACCTTCAACGTTGCGCTCGGCCGGGCCGCAGCGCTCGCCGCGCTGCCTGCCGCGAGCGACGCCCTCATCCTGATCCCGCTGGAGTCCAGCGGCCTGGAGACCGACGCCGTCCTCAAGGACAAGGACACCTTCGCCGACGTTGTCGCGGGCACCACCAACGAGCAGACCACTGTTGGCCGCAAGACCCTCTCCAGCATCACGGTCACGGTCAACGACACCGCCGACCGTGTCGAGATCGACGCCGCCGACGTGACCTGGACGTCACCGACCGGCAACCCGGTTGGCGCCATGGTCGTTGTCTACGACCCGGACAGCGGCACCGGCACCGACGCAGACCTGATCCCCATCACCAAGGCCGACGTCACCTGGTCCCCGGATGGCACCACCTTCACCCTGGCCATCGCCGACTTCTTCCGAGCCAGCTAACCCGCAGCCGTGGCTTCATTCAGCGACAACTTCGCCCGCGCCGACTCCACTTCGCTGGGGGCCGGCTGGGTTGAGGTGTCTGGAGACTGGTCGATCGTCTCCCAGCAGCTCTCGTCGGGGAACGCGGGCGGCACGATCATCCTGCGTGCCGCCGGAGCGATGGACACCGCCGACCACTCGGTGCAGGTCAAAATCGCCGCCACCGCGGCCGTCAGCCACGGCGTATGGGCCCGCGGCAACAGCAACATCACGCAGGGCTACTTGCTCCGCAACGATGGCACGTCGTGGAACATCTTCTCCGTCGTCGGCGGCAGCTTCACCAGCATCGGCAGCTACGCCGTGGCGGCCGCAGCTAACGACATCGTGAAGCTTGAGGTCGTCGGCTCCAGCATCAAGGGCTACATCAACGATGTCCTGAGGATCTCCGTCACCAACACCGCGGTGACGACCGGCACCAGCGTGGGCATCCGCGCCGAGTCCACGAGCGCCCTGCGCTTCGACGACTTCACCGCCGCGGACGTCACCGCCGGCGCAACCCTCGGAACATCCAACAGCACCGAAACCGCACAGACGCTCACCGGCACGAAAGTCGGCACGCTCACCCCCGCCACAGAAGCCGACGCCGCGCAGGGCCTCGCGGGCTCGAAGTCCGTGACACTTCCGCCCGGCACGGAGCAGGGCACCGCGCAGGCGCTCGCCGGCGCCAAGACGACGCCGCTCACCCCGGCCGGAGAGACGGACGCAGCACAAGCACCCACCGGAACCAAAGCCGCAGGACTCGCCCCGGCCACGGAACAGGACGAAGCCCAGGCCCAGACCGGCGCGAAGACTGCCGCCGCCGGCACCGCAACCTCGACCGAACCCGCGCAACCGCTCACCGGGGCCAAGGCCACCACCCTCACGCCGGCCACGGAGGGGGACACGGCCCAAGGCGTCGCCGGCGCGAAAGCCGCCACTCTCGGTACTGCCACATCCGTTGAGGAGGCCCAGCCGCTCACCGCGGTCACCCCTGCCGCGACGCTACCCACCGTCGGCAGTGAGGAGGCGGCGCAACCCCTCACCGGCTCCAAGGCGGCCACACTGAACCCCACGGCGGAAGCCGACGCCGCCCGCCCTCTCGCCGCGCCGTCCACCATCGAGTCCAGCCCGGAGCAGACCTTCCGGATCCCCGCCGGGCGGAGGCAACTGACCGTGCCCGCCGGACGCCGGCGTTTCACCGTTGCGGCCGAGAGCCGCACCCTGACTGTCCGGAGGTAGGCCGCATGCCCCAGAACTTCACGAAGGACCCGGTGGACCTGCTGCCGTACACCTGGGACTGGGGGGACTGGCTGACGGAAGTGGGCGACACGATCAGCTCGGCAACGGTCACGGTTCCCGAGGGGCTCACCGCCGACGGAGCCGCGACCTTCGACGAGACCAGCGTCACCCAACGGATCGCGGGCGGCACCGTCGACGAGACGTACACGGTGTCCTGCCAGATCACCACCGCCGGAGGACTGATCGACAAGTGGTCGATCTACATCACCATCCGCGAGCAGTGAGGAGCAGCCCCATGGACGAAGAGACCGAGCCGTTCTGGCTGTCGCCGCGGCCCTTCCGCGAACCGCCGCCGATGCCGCCAGCCGACGACGAGGCCGAATGACAGACGCCCCCACCCTCCCGCTTCGGCGGGGGAGTGGAGGCGCTTCGTCGTGTCAGAACGGCGCGTCGCCGTTGCCCTCGACGCGGATCCGCACCTTGTCGGCGGGGGAGCCGATCCAGTCGGACGTGTCCGGGCGAACGAACCTGCCTTCCTGGTCGTCGACCAGCAGAACGCCCTCGGTCGCGTTCAGCAGGCCCAGCGACTTCGCCGCGGCAGGGAAGAGGAGCGTGCCCGACCAGGTGCCGGCCCCGTCCTTGCTGAGATCGGCCTCGGCCGTCAACTGGCGGCCGCCTTGCAGGATGAGGACCGCGGTCCCTCGGTACGTGTTCATGCCGCCGACGCTAGTGCAGGCGCGCGGGCCGGCGACTTGAGTATGAGTTCCGGGGACACTCGCGATGGCCTACCGGGAGTGACTGTCCATCAATCGATCGAGACGTGAACCTGAACGCGATCTTGCGCAACTCGGCGTTCAGCAAGTCAAGTTGTTCAGAAACTCGTTCATCAACCTGGTAGTGTTCAGATTGCCTACCAACACGTTTGATGAACGAAAGGGGAGCTGGATGGCCCTAGTTGGCCTCGTCCGCGTCAGCACCGACAAGCAGAACACTCAGCGGCAGCACGACGCCCTCGACCCGATCTGCCTCAAGGTCTTCGAGGAGAAGATCAGCGGCAAACTCAGCGCCGAAGAACGTCCGGCCCTCACTGCGGCTATCGAGTACCTGCGCGAGGGCGACATGCTCTGTGTACAGGAAGTCGACCGCCTCGGCCGCAACCTCCTCGAAGGGCTGATCGTCCTCAACGACCTCTTCGAGCGCGGAGTCTCCGTCAAGGTGCTGGAGGGTATCGCGGCCGGCGAGCATAAGGAGCGGTCCCTCATCCTCGACCTCGCCCTGGCCCTCGCCGAAGACCGGCGCCGCGACATCGTCAAGAAGACCAAGAGTGGACTCGAAGCCGCCCGCAAGCGCGGACGCGTCGGCGGACGCAAGCCCGTCATGACCGAAGCGCTGACCGTCCAGGCTGCCGCCCTCCGAGACAGCGGCTTCACCATTCGACAGATCCAACCCCACCTCCGGATCGCCGAAGGTGCCAACAAGGGCAAGAACCCGAGCGTAGGTGCCATCTCTCAGGCCCTAAGGGCATACGACGAGGCGGGCTTCACGGTCGTTCGAAAGGGGACCGCGCAGTGACCGACTCCAAGCCGACGAAGTGGGCCATCGCCCAGTACTGGGCCAACACTCCGGATGAGGATGGTCGCAAGATCTTCGCCCCGCACCTCGGTCTCGAAGACCCGTGTTGCTTCACGTGCGGCTGGTACTCCGAGCGCTGGAAGGAAGGTCGCAGCGCCAGGAGGGCCTGGGAGCGCGCCCGACTGGAACGCGCCCACATCATCCCCGCGGGACTCGGCGGTTCCGACAAGGTGGACAACATCATCCTGATGTGCACGCCCTGCCACGAGGAATCACCGGACTGGTTCAGCCCGTGGGAGATGGCCATCTGGATCTCAAAGCGGGCCGATCGCCCCAGTGCCGAGCTGGAGCAAGTGAACGACTGGATCGCCGCAATCAACGATGTGCCCCAGTTCAGGGAGATGCTCGGCGAGATGGCCACCAGAGAAGACGGCACCGAGGTCGTCCTTGCAGCCATGCGTCGATCGCTCGCGGGTGCGGTGGTTCACGGTGCCGGCGTCGGCCTCAGGAGGTCCACGATGACCGCGATAGCCAGGCGAACCGTTCAGGAAGTGCGCGGCGCCCCGTACCTGCCGCCCTTTCCGGTCTCGCGCGCCAGGTGTTCCATCCCTCTCCAGCAAGAGGCCGGCGAGTAGTGCCAGACTGGCCTTGCCCCTCGCCGAGTCACCCCCGTCCCGGCGAGGGGTTTCGCCTGCCGTGAGTTTCTGCCGCCCCGTTCTGCCATGCTGGTGGTGGCTCGTCCGCCCGTCCGGCGTGAAACCCGGGGGTCGATTTTAGCGATCGCAGGCGGGCGGGCCGCACTGGCTCGCTCGTCTGCCGCTGGGAGACCGTGGCACCCGACGGAGTCGGCGTATAGCCGGGCGGCCTGCGGGGCGGCGCGATCCACGGCAAACGCGCGTGACACCTGGCGGTGACGGCCGCCGCCCCGCTACCCGTCCAGGTAGCCGAGCTCCGAGTCTGGCCGGCAGTGGCTGCATGCGGGGGTTCCGTCGGCGAGCGCCCGGAGTGCGGCGGCCCGGTCGATGCCGCGGCTGCGTTTGCCGGCCATGTGGCAGCCGCCGGCGTGCACGCATGCGGGCGGCCCGTCTCGGTTGAGGCCGTGGTCGAGCAACCAGTCGGGCGGTGCCGGCCGCTTGTCGATGCCGCGCTGCTGTTCCTTTTCGCGTGTCTCTGCCGCCGCGATGGCGTCCCGTACCTGGGCGAGCTGCATGGCGAGCCAGGTCTCCAGGGTGCGGAGTCTGGGCAGGTCGGGCGGCAGGTCGGGCACGTCTCCAGCTTGCACCAAAATTCGAACACGCGCTCTAATCGGTGCATGGCCCAGCACAAGGTCGAGCACCTCACCGACACCCAGGAGCGCATCCTCCGCATCATCCGCCGACACATCGTCGACACCGGGGACGCCCCCACCGTCGCGGAAATCCGCGCAGAGACCGGCCGGTCGGCGGGCGCTGTCCACTACCAGCTGGGCGAGCTGGAGGCGAAGGCCGCGATCGTCCGCGAGCCGCACCGGCCCCGCGGGATCCGGCTCACGTGAGCGTCTGCGATCCTGGCGGCATGAGTGATGGCCAGACGATGACGTGGTACGACCATGAGGGCAACCTGATGAGCGCACCAGCGAGCGACGAACCGACCGGGTGGGGCCGCTTCGATCGGCTCACTCACCGCATCGTCAAGCCCCCAGCCGGGCAGGTCGTGCAGGCCGTCACCAGGTGTGGCCACCGTGCGCACAAGGTTCCGGGGCGTGGTGAGGTGAACTGTCCCGAGTGTCTTGCGATCACGCGCGGCGAGGACCCGCACGATCGCTTCCACCTCACGCTCGACACGGGTGATTGGCCGTGCATGCAGGGCTGGTGGGCGGATAGGGCGACGGCGGAGGCCAAGTTCAAGTCGTGGGTTGGCGAGCACGGCAGGCCTGGTGCCCGCATCACCCTCGTCGACGAGGACACCGGCGAGACGTTGACGGAGTGGCCGGGCGAGGCGTGACGGTCTGCGATCCTGGCGGCATGGAGACTTCCGCGCCGCCGCTTCCCCTCCCCATCCGTGAGGGCACCGTCTGGTGCTGGGAGCCACTCAAGCCGCACGCTCGCTGCGACGTGCGGATCACGGAGACGCGCTGGAACGGCGAAGAGTGGTTGGTCGAGTGCGAGATGCTCACCGCCGACCAGTACACCCCGGCCGGGTCGCGCTACTGGAACGAGCTGGACCGCTTCATCGAGGCCGCCGTGTTCCGTGGAGACGAGGAGTTCCCCGTCGACACCTACCGCTTGTCGTCGCGCCCCGGCGTTGTCGGTGGTGGCGCTTAGAGTGGTTGGACTATCAGCCCACGCTCTGGCGCTGGTGGCGCCCCGGCCGTGATGCAGCCGGGGCGCGCTGCTGTCAGGCGTCGGCCGTCTCAGGGTGCCGGACGGCCTTCTTGACGGCCATCTCCACCTCGACCCGGCTCTCGCCCTTGGCTGCCGCGTACTCCGTGACGGCGGCCTGGAATCGGGCTGCTGCATCGACCCAGGCTTGCCGGGCCGCGTCGAGGTCGTCGACGCCGGGGGCCGTGTACTGGTGGTGCGCGTCGACGGCGTCCTGCTCTAGCTGCACGAGATCTTCGAAGGTGTGTGCCACCGGGGGATCCTACGTGGCGTTGCCGTCCGCCCCGCGCTCGCGTTCCTTCTTCTTGATCCAGTCGTGCATGGCTTCGATGAGCGCGTCGGAAGGTGACCGCTCCTCGGCCTTGGCGAGCGCCTCGAACTCGTCGCGTAGCGGCTTGGGTGGTCGGAAGCCCATGACCTTGGTCTGCCCAGTGGCGGGTCGCCCCATCGTTCCCCCTCCTCGGTAAGTGTTTAACAGAATCTAGCATCCATCTGCATTGATGGGTTGACAAGGGGGTGCATGCGCGAGATTCTTGTTAAACAGAAACCGACCTTCACGAGCAAGGAAGCGGAAATGACGCGACAGACGCTCGAACCGTTCGACCACATCAGCTTGAACCCGTCGTTTCAGTCGGCCCTCTGGCTCGCGCGACGCGTGAAGGACGGTGAGATCCTCCTCGACCCGCCGTACCAGCGCGGTCGCGTCTGGGGAGAGGATCAGCGCATCGCCCTCGTCCAGACCTGGCTGCGCGGCCTACCCGCCGGCGTCGTCATCCTCGCTGACCGAGGCAATGGGGCATGGACGGGCGAGGACCCGTGGCAAACCGGGCAGGGCATGTGGGCGGTCGTCGACGGCAAACAGCGCCTCACCACCGCCGTCATGTGGTTCGCCAGCGAGTTCGCCATCCCGGCGTCATGGCTCCCCGAGGACCACGTTGCGACAACCGAGGACACCGCTGACGGACCGTATGTCCGCCACAACGGCTTGACCCCCAAGGGGCAGCGCTTCATGGAGCGGTACTGCTCGCTCCTCGTTGCCGAGACGAAGGACTGCGCCACCGAGGCGGACGAGGCCGCCTTCTACCTCCTCGTCAACGGTGGCGGAACTCCGCAGACCGATGCCGACATGGCGAACGCCCGGCGCGTGGCCGACGCGTGAGCGAGAGAAGTGCGATGCCCCGGCTGAAGGAAACAGCCGGGGCATCGCCCGTACCGTACCTGACTGGAGAACCCGTAACCGACCTTGTCACGCTGCCGTCGTCACGTCTCCGCGCTTGACCCGGTCCAGTTCGGCGAGCAGCCGCCGGTACTCGGCCCGCTGCGCCTCCGACAGGGGCGGTGCCGGATGCCCGCGTCCGGTCCACAGGGCGCGGATGCGCTCGTTGAGCTCGGCCGCAAGGTCGGCGGCCGTGCGCGACGGAGAGCGCTCCGGGGGAGTGGGGGACATGCCGTGATTCTATCGACGGGCACTGTCAGAGACTCACGGCGCGGGCGGCTGATCTGCCATCCTGACTGCATGAGCGAAGCGACCTATACGGCGCGCTACTGGCGCCACTTCAGTGAGTGCGAAGAAGACTGCGACTCGCTCGACGATGCTGTCGCCTTCCTGGCGAACGGATGGGCCAACGGCGACCTCTCGGAGATCTCCATCGACGACCGCGCCGGGGAAACCGTTCTGGCTGGCGACGAGCTGCACCAGCGAATGTGGTCCGCCCTCGGGAACGATCGTCAGCCCTCGACGGGCGGCTCGGCGACGTAGGTGCCCTTCGCGGCCAGCGTGACCAGCCGCCCGGCTCCCCGCAGCTCCTTCACAGCACGCCGCACGCTGCCCACGGCCACGCCAAGCTGCTCGGCCAGCTCCCGCTCACCTTCCAGCCGGGCGCCCGGCTGGAGTTCACCGCTGTCGATACGGCGAGCGATCCAGTCGGCGACCTGCTGCCACACATAGACGGGTCGAGACGCATCCACCACCGGCTCTTGATCACCCATGGCGTCAACGTAGGGCGGCCCGGTACTCCACGCAGGGACAGGTAGCGGCATGCTGCGCCATACAGCGGTATGGAGCAGTAGGCAGCGGTATCGTGCAATTGCACGGGACCCCCGCGACCGCCTGCACCGCGGCCCGGGGGCATGGCCGACGAACCGGAGCCGTCGACGTGGAACACAGTACGGAGCAACGCGCAACAGCACAGCAGGCAGACCTCGACCAGCTCATCGCCGAAGCCGCCAGCGCGACCGGCATCCTCCCCACCATCGACCGCTGCGAGCAACTACGCGACCGGCTACGGCCCCACATCCGCCGCCTCTCCGAGCAGGTACGCCAACGCCAAGACCACCTGCCGCGCGACGACGCCGACTGGATCCGCTGCGAGCGGGCCCTCCTGCAAGCCCAAGGCGCGCTCACGGGCAGCCTCGGATCCGGGCTCCGGTCCGCAGCCCTGCACGTACACACCCTCGGCGAGGCCGCCGCCGTGCTCGCCGACTGCATACGCGACGACTGA